AACTGAATTTATCACTGAGTTTGAATTAACTGAAGAAGAATTTAAAATAATATCGTCAAAAAGATAAAATTAATATGATTAGTGTAGTATACTCAACAAGAGAGGATAATCCATCCCATATTGAACATATAAAGAAAACTTCTGGGTTAGGTAATAGTATTGAAGTTATTCAATACATAAACAATGGTGATTATGGGTTAACTGAACTATATAATAGAGCTTTAAAAGAAACTACAAACGACATTACAGTTTTTTGTCACGATGATTTAGTCTTTGACACAAAAAACTGGGGTACAAAATTACTCAGAGTAATGAAAAAAAATCCAGATTTCGGTATCGTTGGTATCGCTGGGTCTAGAGAAGTTCCTGTATCTGGACAATGGTGGGAGAATCCTTCACATATGTATGGTCAAGTTTACCATAAACACGAAGGTAAAAGATGGTTGTCAAAGTACTCAGATAAAAAGATTGGTTTCATTGACAATACTGTCATTGTAGATGGATTATTCTTTGCGGTTGATAAAGAAAAAATTAAATGTAATTTCGATGAAAAAGTAGAAGGATTTCATTTTTATGAAATAGATTTTTGTTTTAGGAACTACTTAGAGGGTGTTAAAATTGGTGTTACATCAGATATTGATGTGACTCACCTATCTATTGGACAAACAAATGAAAAGTGGGAATCTAATAGATTAATATTCGCTGAGAAATATAAAGAAAGTTTACCAGCTAAAGTTAAAAAGGAATTTGGTAAACAAAATAAACTTAAAGTGTTGATCACATGTTTAATGGTTAATTCAGAAGAGAACCCTATCGAAAATAAAATATTAGAGTTTTCTAAAGAAATGATTAAGAATAATTGTAAAGTAGATATCCTAACCCAATTAGGTGGTAAAATTAATAAAGAATTTAAAAAAAATAATATAAAATGTGTGAACATTAAAGAACCACCAGGGTTTAAAATGGGTGATGGTAAATGGGGATTTAATACTAATAATGGTACTACCCCTTCAGAAGAAAAAAAATTATATAAAATCAATGATGTGAAATATGATATAATTCACATAATAAATGCTGAATTAATACCACACATAAATAACCTATACCCAAAAATCCCTAATCTTTTTATTAGTGATTTAGGTGATGTTAATATTATAATAAAAGAATATAAAGAATTAATATAATGATTAAGATAATTACTGGATGGAGTGATAGAGGGGGATCAACGTTTGCGTTTATTAATTTAACTAATAAGTTAAATGAGTATGGGTATGAAACTATTTTATATGGACCACATGAGTGGCATTTAGATAAATGTAAATCGGATTTATCTAAGAATTTTAAACTTGAAAAAGATGATCATTTAATAGTACATTTCTTACAACTACCATCCAGACCAAATTGTAAAAAAGTGATTTTTAACTGTCACGAGAAAACTATATTCGAGATTGGTAAAATAAAACCTTTTTGGGATAAGGTTGTATTCATAAATGAAAAACAAAAAAAATATCATTCAACTTTTAAGGGTAAATATGTGTGCATACCTAATATAAAAGAGACTTTATTAAAGAACGAAAAGGATGTATCCACATTAAAAGTTGCTGGAATTGTTGGATCTATTGATGAGAATAAACAAACCCATGTTTCAATAAAAAGGGCTTTGGGTGATGGATTTGAGAAGATTTATTTATTTGGTAATGTTACTGATAATAATTACTACAATAATGAAGTAAAACCTTACCTATCTGATAAAGTTATTGAATATGGATTTATAGGTGATAAACAAAAAATGTATGATATGGTAAACGCAGTTTATCTTTCATCTAAAAGTGAAGTTGCTTCATTAGTAAAAGATGAATGTTATACAACTGGTACATTGTTTAAAGGAAATTTCGCCACTACACACGATAGTGAGGAATTAGATAATGATGAAATAATTGATTCGTGGTTAGATATTTTAGAGTTATGAGAATAATATGATAGTAGGTGATGGATTAATATCTAAATCGTTTAAAGAATACTTTAATGTGGATAAAAGTATTTTAATATTTGCATCTGGAGTATCCAATTCTCAAGAAACTGATAAAAATAAATTTTTAAGAGAGAAAAAATTATTAACTGAGACGATAGAAAAAAATTCTGATAAACAAATAATCTATTTTAGCACTATTTTAATAGATTTTAAATCTAACCCATATTATACCCATAAAAAAGAAATGGAAGTTTTAATTAAAAATCTATCTAATAATTATTTAATTTTTAGGGTTCCACAACTAATCGGTGAGTTAGGAAACTCCAATAATTTAATTAATTACTTAGTAAGTAAAATAAGTAATAAAAAAGAATTTAACGTATATAAGGATAGTAAACGATCAATTATTGATGTTGTAGATGTTGTTAGTTTAGTGAATTATTGTATAGGGAAAATAAAATGTGAAACAGTGTATGTTAATGGTATTGAAATTATTTCTATTATTGACTTAGTAGAAAAAATTGAGTATATTTTAAATAATAAAGTTTCGATAAAAATGGAAAATAATGTAGAGGATAATAATTGGGTTACTTTAAGAAGTGATATTTTTAATGATTATATAAATACGTTAAAAATAGACACTAATGGTTATACAGAAAAAATATTGAAAAAATATATAAAAGTTTAAAATATGGTAATATTAACTGGTTTTTACAATGCGGAAAATTATATCGAAAGGTGTATTGCATCCATTATGTCACAAACACACAAAGATTTTACATGTTATATTACACATGATTTATCTACTGACAATTCTGTTAAATTAGTAAAAGAATTTATAAAAAATGATAATAGATTTATTCTTTTAGATGACTCAGATAAAAAACTATATCAGACAGGTAATTTCGACAAAGTTATTAGAAATAACCCTGATATAGATGACAATGAGGTTTTAATTGAAGTGGACGGTGATGACTATTTACCTGACTCAAAAGTATTTAAAAGAATCGATGAGATTTATAAAGATGAAAACGTGTGGATAGCTAATGGTAGTTTTAGATATTCTAATGGTCAAAATGGGTTTTCAGAGAAACAAATAGGGTTCGGTGATTTAAGAAGTGTTAGATTCACTGCTTCCCACATTAGAACATGGAGATCTTTTTTGTGGAGAAAAATAAAAGAATCAGACCTAAAAGATGAAAATGGTGAATACTGGCAATGGAGTGGGGACCTATGTTTTATGTTCCCTATGCTTGAAATGTCAGGTGAAGAACACTATAAATTTATGTCTGATGTGAATTATGTGTATAATGCAGAAAACCCAATAAATGAACATAAAGTAGATATGTCTATGGTTACTGATCACGCAACCAAAATTAGAAACAAAACACCTTACGATAAATTAGAAAGATAATTGATACGTAAACAGAAAAAAAAGTAATGAATATAACTAAACTTAAAAATACGTTATGATAGAAAAACCATTCTTCTCAATCGCAATACCTACCTATGAAATGGGTGGTTATGGTGAGGAATTCTTAACAAATAGTTTATCAATTCTAAGTAAACAAACATTTAAAGATTTCGAAGTTATAGTCTCTGATCATAGTCAAAATGATATAATAAAAGATTTGTGTGATAGGTGGTCTGAAATATTAGAAATAAAGTACTATCGAAATGCTCACAAAATAGGTGGATCTTCACCAAACATTAATAACGCAATAAATCACTCGAATGGTAAATGGATTAAAATCCTTTTTCAGGATGATTTCCTTTTTTCTAAAGATTCTTTAGAATTACTTAAAAACCATATTGGTAAAAACAAAGATAAAATATGGTTTGCAACTGGGTGTGAACACTCAAATGACGGATACACATTTTATAGACCGTTTTATCCGAGTTGGACAAACGATATTCATTTAGGGAATAATAGAATTAGTTCCCCAAGTGTTATAACAATTAAAAATAATAGTGATAAATGTTATTTTGATGAAACTTTAATTTGGTTGATGGATGTTGACTTTTATAAAAAAATGTATATTAATTATGGTGAACCATCATATTTAAATGTGATAAATGTTGTTAATAGAACGTGGGGTAATAGTGTATCAAACACATTAACACAAGAAAGAAAAAATAAAGAAGTAAAATTAATGTTCGATAAATATAGATAATATGATTGTAACGGAGATATATAATGGACAAGGGTTAGGTAATCAATTAGCATGTTATGTTACAACTAGGGTTGTCGCTAAAGACAAAGGGTTAGATTTTGGTATTAAGAGTCCAGAAAAATTTAAGTGTTTAGACTTTATGGATTTAGATTTTGGTAATCCAGTACACAGTGGTACGATACCATATGAAGGTGCACCACCAACCACCTTACCCGATGGTATCGAACATTATTTTAGGGAGAGAGATGTTAGACACCCTAATGGTAGTGACATTAGAATAGATGACCCACTTTTAGATGAAATCAATGACAACACCAAAATTGATGGGGTGTTCCAAAGTGAAAATAGGATTATACACCGTAAAGAGGAGATTAAACAATGGTTAAAAATTAAATCAGAAAATGATTGTTATGATTTTGCTAGTGATGATATTTGTGTATTAAATTTTAGGGGTGGTGAGTACGCTAGTGTTGTTAACTTTCATTTACCCAAGACGTATTGGGACCACGCTATAAATCGTATGTTAGAGATTAACCCCGATTTTAGATTTGTGGTCATAACTGACGATGTTGAGAGGTCCTCACAATACTTCCCAACGTTTGAGGTGTATCATTTTGATATAGGTAAGGATTTCTCAATAATTAAAAACGCACATTATCTAATATTATCAAACTCAAGTTTCCCATATTTTGCAACATTACTTAATGAAAATGTTAAATATATCTTAGCACCTAAGTATTGGGGTAGATATAATATTTCTGATGGGTATTGGCATTGTGGTTATAATATATTTAGATACCACAATTACTTAGATAGAGATAATAATCTATTCACCTACGATGAGTGTACTGAGGAGTTTAATGATTATAGAGTTAAAAATACCCACCTATGGAAATAAAAAAATACGACATATTCACATTCAATAACGAATTGGATATGTTAGAAATTCGACTTAATGTTTTAAACGAACATGTTGATTATTTCGTCATTATTGAGGCAACTGAAACTTTTAGTGGTGTTGAGAAACCACTTTACTATGAATTGAATAAAGATAGGTTTTCAGAATTTAAGGGTAAAATAATACATTACGTTATCAGGGATACACCAAGTGGTTTCAGCGACCAACATTGTGACCAAGAAATCTTACAAATAGCCTCTAACAGCGATAATGTAACACGTGAACACTTATGTTGGTTAAAAGAATTTTATCAGAAAGAATCCATAAAAAAATCGTTAATTGGTTTAAATGATGATGATATATGTTATGTGTCTGATGTGGATGAAATATGGAACTATAACCTTGATTTTGAGATTAATGATGATATATACAAACCAATGATTAATTTGTGTTATATAAATTATTTAAATGTTAGAACTAATGAGGATTGGACTTATTTCACAGGGCCGATTGTTACTAAATATTTTAATATAAAAAATGAATGTATTAACCATTTAAGGACTCTTAGGAAAATGAAAGATGTGTATATCTATATTGAAGATGGTGGTTGGCATTTTAATGCTTTAGGTGGTTATCAAAAGAAAATAAATGATTTTAAACACCCAATTTACACGAAGAATTATATGTTATCTAGGGAAAATGGTTCTAGAATAGATGAATCTGAATTACCAGTATATTTAAAAAATAATAAAGAAAAATATATTAAAAACTTCAAATAATATGACAAGAACAGAAATAATAAACGGTTTAATAAAAAAATATGGATATAAATCATATTTAGAGATTGGTGTTAATACACCAGCACAACCTGGGTATAATTGGGTTGGTGTTGAAATAGAACTAAAGCATGGTGTTGACCCAAATGTTGACACCACTTATAAAGTTACTTCAGACGAATTCTTTAAAAATAAGATAACACGTAAATACGATATCATTTTCATTGATGGTTTACATATTTTTGAACAAGTTTATCTTGATATTGTTAATTCATTAAATGCTTTAGAGGACGGTGGTATTATCGTTGTACACGATTGCAACCCAATAACGGAAATAACGCAGAGAAGGGAAAGAGCGTCAGATGCTTGGCATGGTGATGTTTGGAAATCAATTCTTAAATTACGAATAGAGAACCCAGAATTAGATATTTCTACCGTTAACACAGACGAGGGTTGTGGTATTATCAAGAAAGGTTCACAAATAACACTTAAAGTTGACCCATCAGATGAAATCTATGAATACCCTTTTTTAGAGGTAAATAGGAAAGAAGTTCTTAATTTAATAACTGTGGGTGACTTTAAATTAAAATATTTATAATGAAACCTATAAAAACAAATTTTCTAGTGGTTACAGATTTTAATGTCTTACCTGCTGATGTAGAATCATCATGGGTTATTGATTTTACTGATAATTATTTAATATATGATAGGGTTCATAGGTTTGAGGAAAATGATAAAGTAAAACACCAACCAAACGTTGGTGCTAATATATATGATATCTTCGATTTCATTGTTAATAATTATGATAATTTACCTGATACCACAATTTTCTGTAAATCTAATGTGTTCCCAAGACATTGTGGGGAAGAGAAATTTAATGAGATAATTAATAACACTAAATTCACCCCAATTGAAAATTATATAAGGGATCACCCTATACACTCACCAAATATATATTCATTTGTGGATGAACATGACAGGTATCATGAAAAAACTGTTGAGGTAAACACAACAGTTTCTAATAAACACCACTCAAGAACTGTAAAGTCTTATCAAGAATTATTAGATATGATTTTTGAGGATGGTGTACAGGGTGAATATATAAGATTTGCACCAGGCGGTAACTACATCATACCAAAAAAAGATATATTAAAATATAATAAACATTTTTATGAAACAATGAGAGAGTTAGTTTCATGGCATGCGCAACCTGGTGAAGCTTATTTATTAGAACGTGCAATGTGTACAATATTTGGTCAAGATTCAACCCCTTGGTGGAATGGTGATTTTAAAATAAAAAAAGAATTTAAAAATAAAATAAAAAAATGAATAAAAATATGAAATCTGAATTTGTTAAAAGAATGATTGTTGGGTCAGAGAACCTAACAGAAGTTAGAACTAAATTTTTTAATGGTGAATTTATCACCGAAGACGAGATAAACGCTACAATATCAACCCTACCAACTCACCCAAAAATTAATTGGGGTGAGGACAATAGGTTAACATTATTACCATGGACAGCACTTGGTCACTTAGTTGAAGCCATTAAAGATACTGTTGAAAGGAATATTGTGGGTGATTTTATTGAAACTGGTGCCTGAGCTGGTGGTGCATGTATTTTAGCCAAATCTGTTTATAACGAAGTATCACCAGAAAGAAAGGTTTATGTTGCTGACTCATTTGAAGGTTTACCGGAACCAGATGGTTCTTACCAACACGATATCGGTGACACACATTATTTAGACCCAATGTTATCAGTTTCTTTAGATCAAGTAACTGAGAATTTTAATAAATTTGGTTTAATAGATGATAACCTTATATTTGTTAAGGGTTGGTTTAAAGATACAATACCAACACTTGATATTGGTCCAATATCCATATTAAGATTAGATGGTGATATGTATGAATCAACAATACAGGTGTTAGATGTTTTATATGATAAACTATCCGTTGGTGGGTATTTAATAATAGATGATTTTCACCATAGAACTTGTGTTTTAGCAATACAAGATTTTAGGGATAAACATAAGATAACCACACCAATAATTAAGGTAGATGAAGACCCACAAAATGAGGTACATTATTGGATTAAAGAGTTAAAGGAAAAATAAAAATATGGTTAATATACATCACACAATCCTACCCCCACAATATGGTTCAAATAGGATACACCCATCAACCAAGAGTAATATCGATAAATGGTTTAATTTAAACCCAAATGTAGATTTAAAACAAATGATTTGGACAAACAACGACTGTGTTAAGTTTTTGGGTGAGTTTAATATAACATTTGGTGAAGATGTGTTATTTTGGTTTAATCACGAACCTGACGGTAGGTATAAGTCTGACATTGTTAGGTTATGTTTATTATATGAGTATGGTGGTATTTATGCTGACGTAGACCAAGAACCGTTGGTTAGTATGGAAGATTATATAGACTTCAATTCAGTTGATTTTGTTGGTTGTTCAAACATGGGTTTACATAATGTATCAAATGGTTTTATATATTCTAAAAAAAAATCAACAATAATAAAAGAAAATGTAATTGAAATAATAAAAAGGTATAGGGAAAATGGACCAAGAGGTGGTTGTCATGTAATGGGTTCTGTTATTACAAATTTAACTAATTCAGAACCATTAAAAATGCCTTTAGGTGAGGTAAAAATAGGTGATGAAAATTGTTTATTCTTGCACGAAATAGGTGATGAAACGATACCTGATGGTACTCAAGAATTTTACAACAGCTTTGGTGTGTATGCTGATAATGACACTAAACGAATTATGAATTCTAGATATAACACATATTTAACAGATAAAAATAAACAACACGAATTTATAAAAATTTAATCATGGAATTAGAAAAACACAAAGAATTAATGGATAAAGCTATGTTATACTACAATAGCGAAGAAGAGTACGCCTCAACATTCAATAGAGTACCATTATTTAGGTACGACACATTAAAATGTTGCTGGGATAACTTTAAAAAACATAATTTTAAAACAATAGTTGAACTTGGTACGTCTAGAAGTTTTGTTGATGGTAGATTTCCTGGATGTAACAACGATGACACATCATTTTGGGAAGTGAATAACCCAGAGATATGGGATTGGAGTGCTGGTTGTTTCACTAGATTATTAGGGTTAATGATTCAAAACACGAATATTCAACTAACATCTGTTGAATTAACGGAAGCTCACGTTAACAGGTCCAAAAAAATGACTGAGGATTTGTCTAATATTACTCACCATCACATGTCTTCTGAACAATATCTAGCTAATCGCAAAGGTAAAATAGACTTCTTATACATGGATACAGGTGACGTAACACCAATAGAAGAGACTGCGCAACTACATCTAAGGGAATCTAAGATACTAGTTGAGAATGATATAATGTCTCCGAATGGGATTATCTTAATTGATGATGTTAAAAACATTCAATCAAAAAAACAAGACCCATCTGAATATGGTAAAGCTAAGTATTCAATACCTTACCTACAAGAAAATGGGTGGAAGATTATAATGGATGAATATCAGGTTGTCTTAATAAGGGAATAATAAAATGACAAGCGTTGATTATAATTTTAATTATCGTGAAAACAAAATTTTTAGATATGATTACACTAAATAACAAAGTGATTATATGGGGTTATAAACTCCATACACATACACATTCATATATACATAACGGGTATTATAAAGCATTTAAAAAAATGGGATATGATACTTATTGGTTTGATGATAGAGAAAATGTTTCTGGTTTCGATTTTGAAAACTGTGTTTTTTTAACTATCGGAACTCAAGAAAACAATATACCACTAAATGATAGTTCTTATTATATTCTTCACCATATAAAAGATATGACAAAATATATAGTATCTGGTGTTAAATATATAAATCTTGGTAACTATCTTAGTTCTTGTGATGACGGTATTTCATCTAACCACCCAGAAAATTCAGTAATTAAAATTGGTGGTGAATGTTGTTTCTGGGATGAGAAAACAAGAACAATATACCAACCTTGGGCGACTGATTTGACATCGGATGAAATTAACTTAGATAATGCTTTAAAATATAATCCAAACAATGGTTTTATAAATTTCATAGGAACTACTGGCGAAAATCGACAGCAGATTACGCAATTTCAAAACACATTACCTAATAATAAAACTTTAAAAATTATTAGTGGTCAATCTGATGAGAACAATTATTTATTTGTTAGAGATTCTTTAATCTCATTTGATATCCGAAATGATTGGCATGTTGAATGTGGGTATCTACCATGTCGTATATTTAAAAACATAAGTTATGGTAGATTAACTGGGACTAATTCACTAAATGTTAAAAATGTTTTTGGTGAACACGTAATATATGAACCAGATTTAGGGTTATTATATAATAAATTAATGGAGTCTGAGGAAAATGTAAGTCTTGATACTATTAAATCAGCTATGGATTTTGTAAAAAATAATCATACATATATTAATAGAATAAATAATTTAATTGAATGTTTTGAAATATGTTAAAAGAAATAGTTATAGCTTGGGTGATAGAAAGGTTAGAGTGTTATATCTTCGACACTACATATAAAACTAAAATATGATCACAGCAAAACTACAAGGTGGTTTAGGGAATCAGATGTTTCAGATTGCAACCACGTATGCACTTTCTATAACAAATGGTGTAGATTATAATTTTGATTTTAACCATTGTTTCACACCGAATCAGGGTAACCCTACTAAAAAATATGAGGATAACCTCTTCAAACTAATTAATAATACATTAGATATTAAAACTATAGGTAATCTACAACAATATAGAGAACCAAAATTTTCATATAGTGACATACCTAATACCACAAATTTATATTTAGATGGGTTCTTCCAGTCAGAGAAATATTTTAAAAAATATAGAGAAGAGGTAAAAAATCTCTTCTATTTTTCTACCGATCAAAAATACAAAATACAATCCTATATTGACACAATTAAAAAACCCCTAACCGCAATACATGTCCGTAGAGGAGACTATTTAAAACATCCAGATTTTCACCCTACTTGTAGTGTAGACTATTATAGAAAAGCAATGGGTATGATAGGTGATAGTAATTTTGTTTTCATATCTGACGATATTGAATGGTGCAAAGAAAATTTTAAGGGTGAAGATATAACTTATTCCCCATTTACAAATGAGGTGGATGACTTATTATTAATGAGTATGTGTAATAATCAAATAATATCTAATAGTAGTTTTAGTTGGTGGGGTGCATGGATATCAAGAAGTAGTGGTATCACAATCGCACCCATTAATTGGTTTGGACATAAAGGTCCATCCGACCAAAAAGATATTATACCTAATAAGTGGGTTAAATTATGAAAAAAGAAAATAGTGTTTATAGGGGGTGTAAATGTCTCATCACTGGAATTAATGGACAAGATGGATCATACCTAGCGGAATTATTATTAGAAAAAGGGTATGAAGTATGGGGGACAGTAAAAAGGAATTCTGTATCTGAAACACAATCAACAAGGATAGAACATTTAAGATCAACTAATAAAATTAATTTAGAATATGCTGATTTAACTGATATGGCATCTTTAGTAAGAGTTTTACAAAAGGTACAACCTGATGAGATTTATAATTTAGCTGCTCAATCACATGTAAGAGTTAGTTTTGATCAACCAATCTACACAGCAAACGCAACTGGTTTAGGTACACTAAATTTATTAGAAGCGATAAGAATGGTATCACCAGAGTCAAAAATATATCAAGCAAGTTCATCTGAAATGTTTGGCAATAACATAGATGAGGATGGGTATCAAAGAGAAACTACCCCATTCTCACCAGTATCACCATATGGTTGCGCAAAGGTTTTTTCACATAATATTTGTAGAAATTATAGAAATTCTTATGATATGAAAATATGGAACGGGATTTTATTTAATCACGAGTGTATAAGTGAAAATACACCAATTATTACTAAATCTAAATCAAATGGGGTTATCGATATTATGAAAATAAAGGATATGGTACCATTAAAAAAACGTGGAAATATAAAACAACAATGGAATGATTTTAATTTAGAGGTTTGGGATGGTGAAAGATTTGTTGATGTAAATTGTATTACCGCAACAAAAAGGACTAAAAAAGATGATGATTATACATGTGTTTTAAATAATACTAGAGGTGGTGCTATTCAAACAACTAAACACCATAATTTATTATTGGATAATAAAACTAAGGTTAAAGCGAGGGATGTTAGTATTGGTGATAAATTATTACATGGTAAATACCCAAGGTCATTAGAAATATGTTCAATGACAATAGATGAATCAAAACTAATTGGTTTATTGGTTAGTGATGGACACATATCAATAGATGGTAGTATTAAATTCACTAACAATGATGTGGATATATTAAACGAAATCAGTGTTTTATGGGAGAGGGTTACATTAGGGTCGGTAAGTAACCCTAAAAGTTATATAAGTGGTTATGGTGGTATAAGTACTAGTATAAGATTAAATGGTTGTGTTAAATATGCGACTTTATTACGAAAAGAAATTTATGATAAAGAAAATTTTAAAAAAATACCTTCTAGAGTATTAAACGCTAATAACGAAGTACAGTTAGAATTTTTAAAGGGGTATAATTTAGGGGATGGTTTAAAATCTAACCCTTGTACGTATGAGTTTAAAAATTTTAAGACTAATTCTATTTCATTAGCACAAGGGTTATTATTTTTAATAAATAATACAACAAAACAAGAACATAATATTACTGTAGAAACTAAAAAAGATAAGATATATTATAGTATTAATTTATTAAGTGATAGTGGGGATAGGACTGATGAGATTAAAACCTTATTAAATTTAAGTTTTAGTCAAAGGAAAATATCAACAGAATTAAATGTATCTAGAGGTACAATATCTAAAGTACTGAATAATGTTTCAGTTTATGAACCTTCACACTTATATAAAGATAAGACAGAAATAAAAAAACAATTTGAACTCGTAAAACAGCCAGAATGGGTATTCGACATTGAAGTCAATAGTGGTAAAATTATGGGTGGTGTTGGTAATACTGTAATAAGTAACTCACCAAGGAGAGGAACCAATTTTGTAACTAATAAAGTTGTTAAAGCAGCAGTTAGAATTAAATTAGGGTTACAAGAAAACTTACATTTAGGGAATTTAGATGCTACAAGAGATTGGGGACACGCTAAGGATTATGTTGAAGCTATGTGGATGATGTTACAAACTGATGTACCTGATGATTATGTTTGTTCTACAGGAATTTCTCATTCAGTTAAAGAACTATGTGATTACGTATTTAATAAATTAGAAATGGATTATAGAGGTTATGTTGTTATCGATGATAATCATTTCAGACCTGAGGAATTGAAAGATTTAAAAGGTGACTCATCTAAGATAAGAACTAAATTAGGGTGGGAACCTAAATACACATTTGAGACAATGTTAGATGAAATGGTTGAATATTGGTTAACATATTATAAAGAAAAAGATATTATATATGCGTAAGATTTTAGTTACTGGTGGTAATGGATTAGTTGGGTCACAATTCATAAAAGGTGAATATTCATCTTATTATGGGTATAAATTATACCCACCATATGGTATTGCTTCTTCTAAAGAGTGTGATTTAAGAAACACTGAAGAAGTGTATAGTTTATTTGGGAAGGGTTGGGACTCTGTTATCCATTGCGCAGCTAAAGTAGGTGGTTTAGGTGGGAACATTAACCATAAAGGTGAATTCTTTTATGAGAATATAATGATAAATACTAATGTTATTGAATCCGCCAGAAGATGTGGGATAAAAAAACTTGTTTGTTTTTTATCCACTTGTATATTTCCTGACAACGTAGAATATCCACTTACAGAAGATAAAATACATTTAGGTCCACCACATTTTAGTAATGATGCTTATGCATACGCTAAAAGAATGGCTGATGTTCAGATTAGATCGTATAGAGAACAATATGGTTTAAACTATAAATCAGTGATACCCACAAACATATATGGGATTAATGATAACTTTGATATTGAGAATGGTCATGTTGTACCATCTTTAATTCATAAGTGTTATATCGCTAGAGAAACAAATACACCATTAACTATATGGGGAAGTGGGAAACCTCTAAGAGAGTTTATAAATAGTAAAGATGTTGCTAAATTAACAGAATGGGTATTGGATAATTACAATGAAGATGAACCAATCATCTTATCAACATCTGAAGAGATATCAATAAAAGAAGTGGTAGGTATCATTATCGAATTAATGAATTTCAAAGGGGAAGTAATATGGGATAAAAATAAACCAGACGGTCAATTTAGAAAACCCAGTGATAACAGTAAAATTAAACATTATTTACCTGACTTTAAATTTACACCACTATATGATGGTTTGAAAGAGACTATAGAGTGGTTTGAATCTAATTATAAAAATATAAGGAAATAACATTCACATTACCCAATTACTAAACTATTATTATCGTATGGCGAGAAAAAGAAATAAAAAACTTTCTGATGAAGAATACCAGGAGATACAAGATTTTGTTTATAGAAAAAATCAAGAAGAGGATAAGTTCCTTACATCGATGACTGTAAACTATAAGTGTAAAAATGTTAATCAAGGTAAGTTAAGAGACTCTATAAGGGAAAATGAAATTACAATCGTATCTGGATTACCAGGTAGTGGTAAGACGTATATTGGGTGTGCTGAAGCCCTTAAATTGATTAAATCAAAATCAAAGTATAAAAAGATTTTATTAATAAAATCTATCACACAATTAAAAGGCGAGGAATTGGGGTTTTTACCTGGTGATATACAAGAAAAATTCGACCCTTATATGGGTTCATTTATCGATAATTTTGAAAAACTTATTGGTGAATCTTTAACACATAAACTAAGAGAACTTAAATTAATTACTATACAACCACTAGCCTTTGTTAGGGGTAGAAGTATCGATAATACTGTTATAATAGTTGATGAAGCACAAAACATATCAATAGATAATATGAGAACTTTAATGACTCGTATTGGTGACAATTCTAAGATGATTATTTTAGGGGATGTTAAACAAAAAGACATTAGAAATAAAAAAGATAGTTCTTTAGAGATAGTGTTAGAACACTTTAAGGATATTGAAAACTTTGGTTGTGTAGAACTTAGAAACCCAGATGATATTGTAAGGAATAAAATAATAAAGGTCATTGAAGAAGTTTTTGAGAATTTAAAATAATAACTCATATGGGTAACTATATATTAAAAAATAGTTCAGATGAAGTAATAAATAAGACAACACAAATATTTTTGGGGTCCACCATTGATTACTTTTCTTAAATAAAGTTAAATAAATAAACTATGAGTTTAGAAAATCAATATAAAATAGAAAAAGTATGAAAATAGGTATTACGATTGATGGTGTGGTGAGAGATTTTATAACTAAGTTTGAATCTGTGTATGATAAATATTATCCATTAGAATTAGAAGAGGGTGAAGAGTTACCAGAAAGAGATATTAAAACTTTAGATTTGTTATCTTATTTTGAATTTACAGGTGGTACAGAGGAGTTAAATAAGTTTTTATATGTAGAGTCCTCACTGGAGATTTTTGGTCACGCTGGTGAGACTAAACTAAATAGTGTTGAACACCTTAACCAACTACACAATCTTATTGAAGATATGGGTCATACACCTATAATCATTAGTAAAGAATTAAATAATAGTAAACCAGCGACATTGTTCTTTTTATCTAAATTATCATCTAAGGTTAATAATATAATTTTTGTTAAAGATTTTGATAAGAAGTGGGATCACGTTGACATTCTTATTACCGCTAACCCCACTGCGTTAGAAACTAAACCAGTTGGTAAAGTTTCAATTAAGGTGATTAATCATTATAATAAAGAATATGATTCAGATTACACCATTATCGACTTAAAAGAACTATTAGACGATAAAAAAACGTTGGAGAAAATATTAAACACAGAAACTGTAGATTTTCAAGATGTTTAAGGTTTACTTATGTAAAATTTGGGTTAAAATTTAATAAAAAATATATGGATAATTTATTATTAGAAATTTGTGGTAAGGAATTATATTTCGATATCGATCAACTATCAGATTTAGTTAAAATTGAAGATGATGTTGATAGTATTGTAGAAAGTGAAGACGAAGAGTTAGAAAAAACTTTAGTCACTGAGAATATAGGAACACAGATAGATGTTACTAAATATGAAATGTATAGAGAACTTATGGGTACACTATTAATGTATAGTGAACAAGTAGATAATAAGATGGGTATGATTGGGTTAAATAACTCCGCAACCGTATCATTTAAATTGGCTTTTAATACGTTATTAATTAAAGGGATATTAAAAGAATTATAATAACAACAACAAAAAACAGAAAAATGAGTGAACAATTAGAGAATGTAAAAAGTTCTATTGAAAAAATTAAAAACAAAGAGTTCGGTATATACTTTTTCACGCTGGATACTAAAGGTAACCCAACAGCAGGTGTGGCGACAATCTATGAACATGTAAAAAAATTAAGGGAATTAGGTTATGACGCACAAATCCTACACGATAAAGACGACTATAAACTTAGGGAAGATGAAAATGGTATGGGTATCGCTGAATGGTTAGGTGAGGAATACGCTGAACTACCACATATATCAATCGAATCTCAAAAACTACAAGTAGGACCACATGACTTTGTTGTTATCCCAGAAGCCTTTGCTAGTGTAATGAAACAAACAAAAGACTTTCCTTGTAAAAGAGTTATATTTCTACAAGCTTATGAATATATATTTGAAATGTTGGAGATAGGTGAAGGTTGGGAACAATTTAACATTAGAGATGTAATCACAACAAATAAAAATCTAACTGATTATGTTAGGTCGATGTTTAGAGGGACATTCACTGAAGAAATCCCTATCGGTATTCCAGACTATTTTAAGGATAGTGATAAACCTAAAGTACCAACAATTGCAATGTGTGCTAGAGATAAAAGGGAATTACTAAAGATAGTAAAAATATTCTATCAGAAATACCCACACTATAGATTTGTAACATTCAGAGATATGTCTGGGTTACCAAGAGAGGATTTTGCTGGAGAGTTGAGTAAATCATTCTTAAGTGTATGGATTGATGAATTATCTAGTTTTGGTACATTCCCAATAGAATCTATGAAATGTAATACACCGGTTATTGGTAAAATACCTAGAATGGTACCAGAATGGATGGGTACTGTCGATGAAAATGGTAATTTAAACCTTAATGATAATGGTATATGGACAGCCAATTTAAATTCTATTCCAGATGTAATCGCCACTATGGTTGGATTGTATTTAGAAGACGCTTTACCTGAAAACATTATGAATGGTATGAAAGAGTTTAAGGATAAGTATGATGTTGAGACATTTGAAAAAACTCTTAGTGAAGTTTATGGGAGACTTTTCAATAGAAGAGTTTTAGAATTAGAAATGTCGATTAAACAGTTAGAAGAAGAAACTGTTACAACTGAAAAATAATATAAAAATAATATAAAAATAATATAAAAATATAATATGTTAAGTAATATCACAGTAGTTTTACCAATTCATAAATTAGAAGAAAAATATTTCAGTGGGTGTGTCCAAAGTATCAAAAACCAAAAAACACAACCTGATGAATTTATAATTGTCAGATCAGACGATAAAGAATTAACAGAATTTTTAGATAAATATGACTTTGGTGAACTTAAAAATATAGTAAAAGTAGTACATAACGAAACAAAAGATTATTCGTTCCAGTCACAAATTAATTATGGTGTAGAACAATGTAATACAGAGTATTTCACTTTTGTTGAATATGATGATGAGTTATCCCCCATCTGGATTAAAAATGGTGTAGAATATAGTAAAGCGTATCCTGAAGTGGGTATCTTCTTACCAATTGTTTATGAAACTGATGAGGAAGGACAATTTATCTCATTTACTAATGAAAGTGTATGGGCTAAAGAGTTCACAGAAGAGTCAGGATTTTTAGATAACAACACACTACAAAAAGTACAAAACTTTAACTTCGATGGTATGATAGTTAAAAAAGATTTATTCTTAGAATGGGGTGGGTTAAAAACTAACGTAAAATTAACTTTTACATATGAATTCCTTTTGAGGATGACATATAATGATGTTACTGTTATGGTGATACCTAAACTGGGTTATAAACATACTAACAATAGAGAGGGTTCATTATTTGTTGAGTATAAAAACACAATAGATGTAATGGAAAGTAAATTTTGGGTTAATAAAGCTAAAAAGGAATATTTTTTCACAGAAGATAGAGAAATAGCGTACGAAGTATAAATAAAACTATGTCAGAAGAACCTAAAAAAAGAGGTAGAAAGAGGACATCAAACCTATATTTTGGACCAGTTCAAGAGAAAGCAGTTGTTGAATTTTTAACAAGTGATTCATACAGTGAAAGAAATAAAATTTATAACCAGCATCTTAGGAGACCAATAAATACAATGATAGATTCCATAATTCGAAGGTATAAACTTTATAGAAAGGATTATACCTTCGAGGATATGCATGCGGATACACTATCTTTTTTAGTTACTAAGATGCATAATTTTAAACCAGCTAAAAATAAAAAGGCGTATTCATATTTCGGTACGATATGTAAACATTATCTTTTAGGTCATTTAATTAAAGATGATAAAAAATTAAGAACCGATTTAAGGTATGATGATGTTTATAAAACTGTAGAGTCTATGGACGACTTTATCTATAACAATATAGAAGATAATGATAAAACCCCTTTAGATAGGTTTATAGAAGAAATCTCTGAAAGTATTAAAGTAGAGGTAGAAAATGGTAAACTTTCCGAAAACGAACTAAAGGTTGGGAATTCATTAATAACTGTTTTAGATGGTTGGGAAACAATATTTGAACAAATCGAAAGTGGTAATAAGTATAATAAAAATTTAATTCTATCTTACATCAGAGAAATGACAGATTTATCTACAAAGGATATAAGAGTTTCAATGAAAAGATTTAAAAAAATATATATTTTACTAAAAAATGATAAAATAGATAATGGTTTAATATAAAAATATCTTTTTAGATATTTATCACTAAACGTAATCTTATGGGACGACCTAAAAAAACTAAAATAAATTTAGACAAGAATAGTCTACAAGAATTTATGCAAGAAATTTACAATGATTGTGTAAATGTTATGAATAGTGCTAGGAAAGAACTGAATGAAAGAAAGTCTAGGGCGGAAATAGATGATGTTAATGATGAATATCAGATAGGTAAAGTTAATAATGAAACCCTTAAAATATTAGAAGCTGCAATAGATAAAAAATTATCATTAGCTAAATTACAAAGTCAAATAGTTAACGATAAAAACGATAATGTAGAACAAAAAACTCCTGATGGGATTACAGAAGAGGATAAAGACATTTTAAGGGAGTTATTTAAAGAAAAATCCGATAAAAATAATATTGAATATGATGTCTAAATATTATGGGTGAAAAATTTAAAAATAAAATATGTGACGCTAAGGAAGATATTGCGAACAAAAAGAGGGAGATTCTAGAATTAATATCTCTTAAACAAACAACTTGCGATAATTTACCCAACTTAGAAATCCCAAACACACTACCAGGTGTACCAGATTTAAATCCTAGTCAAGCAGTAATTGATTTTCTAAATGACTTATTATCGATTATATCGGGTATTAATTATGATGAAATGAGAATGCAGTTAATTAACTGGTTAGTGGAACAATTACAACCACTAGCGAAAGACTTATCATTAAACCTTAATTTATCAATAAAAAAATGTTACCTTTGTAAAATAGACCCCACTATTCCCGGATGGTTATTCCAAACCCAATTAGGTACCACTCAACAAGGTATTGGGTATAATATTGAATTAAATAAAATTGACATATCTTGTCTTTTTGCTGCAAACCCAAATAGTGAGATAGGTAAACTATTTTATGATGGAAATTCAACGAATGATATGAACGCATTTTTATGGGAAGTTATTCAAGAAAATGGAAACCCTTTAGTGTGGAAAGACCCTTTAAGTGGTAAAGAAATTGCTGAATTTAGATATTATGAGGATAATCCTATAGGGTATATAGACTCATCTGGTACAACATATCAAAATGTAGAACAAAAACCTAGAATCTTTAATATGAGGATTATGGATAGTTATCAAGGGATGTCATTTGTAACATTCGTTAATGACTATTTCAATAGCCAAAACCCACTATTTGATGTGGATAAGGTAATCCCTAATGTAGTTGATATAATATATGGTACATTAACGAATAAAATTAAGTTACCAGATGAATGTTTAAATAAAGTAGTGGAATTTGAAGAATCTATAAAAGATTATATTGATAGTGGTGCAGACAATGCAGATGTGATTTTAGATGATTCATTTTATGAATTTAATGCTGATCAAGTTAAGAACATTAAAACTATTGTATCACAAAAAAAATTAGGGGTTAAACAATTTAAAAATTGTTGTGGAAAACAAACTAGTTCAATATCTTTCGAAACATTAAATAAGATAAATGATGACATAAAAAACGCATCAACCCCACAAGAAAGAATAAGTGCATATAGTAAATCTATGGACACATTAATTGGGGAGTCAACAAAGGGGGTTAAAAACTTAGAAAAAAATAATGCGTCTGCGGAGTTTTTAGCTAATTTTATTATAACTTTACAAATTGCATTATCTAAATTAGTTTTATCCCCTAAAAATTTACTTTTAGTAAATATGTTATACTTTTTAGTTAATGGTGAACCGATAAAGAACGTTGAGGTTAAAAAACTTTTAAAAGATTATGAGTGTATTATTAGAGATATTATTCGTGAATTAATTAGGAAATTAATATATGATTATTTATTACCTTTAGTTTTAAAAGCATTAAAAAATCTTATTATTTGTTACATAACAAAAAAAATAAAGGAGGAGGATATACAATGGTTAAAAAGTGTTGCAAGTTTATCACCTGAATACATCACATCTAAATTAGAAAAAGTAAATGAATTATCTGGTAAAGCTAAAGGTGCTGCAGATAAATTAAGTGAGTTTACTGAAGGTATAAATTTAGACTCATTAAATAACGTAAACATACGAGCTACTTTAGGTAAAAAAGGTAGATTTTGTGATTAAAAATATGTAATTATGGCAACAGATTCAGGTGGTATTATGGGTATCTTTGGGACAATAACTTCTTTATTAAAGAACGCATTTAAACCACCTTCAAAATTAAAACCCATACCTACTGGTTTAATACTGATAGGTACCCAATTTAGGAATGGTATGAGTGCAATAGATATTGCATCCAAAATAATTGAACGAAAGAAGGAGATTGGTGTTGGGATTGGATCTTTACCTAGTGGTGCAAGGAATATTGACTTACAAATGGAAGTTATTAGAATTGAAGAGATAATAAACGCTTTAACCACTAATGCTGTTGTTGAAATTGAAATACCTCCAGGGATTCAGTTAACCGCTGCAGGTGGGAATGCTGGTGGACCAATAGTGGTACAAGGTGCAACTATAAACTTAGTTAAAGCAAAAGGTATAATAAGATAGTGTATGAAAAATAATTCAATAGAATGGGATAACAGTAGTAACGCATCAATTAAGATGTACTTACAAGAATTAGAAAATGAAATAAACACCATTAAGAGTAATATATTTAAATTAGTTGATAATTTAGAGAATTTAGAGAAAGATTATTATTACGGTAATAAAACACTAATAAATAGATATAAAGGTGATGACTAATGAGTGAAGATTATTATAAAGATAGTACAAATTTAAATACCATCCCTATTATTAAAGTAGGGGAAGTAATAAGTGTTGTAGACACTACCCAATCGGGTAGAATTAAAGTTAGGATAACGGGGGTTGATGACTTGGAGTCGGATGCCTCTTTAATTGATTGTACACCTCTTCTACCAAAGTACCTTTCAGCGTTACCTAAAGTCGGTGAATGTGTATTTGTTTTCCAATATGAGAATAAAATGGGTACACCAACTACGTCATTTAAGACAAAACGTTTTTGGATTGGACCTTTAATTACTCAACCAAATAAACTAAGTGGTGAAGATTATAATGACGCTTTATCTATATTACCTGATGGTTACAAAAAATTGAGGGACCCTAATATAGAGGAAGGTGTGTATGGTAATGAAGACGATGTTATATTACAAGGTAGATATAATACCGATATAATTCAGAAAGATAGACAAATATGGTTAAGGACTGGTAAATTTATAGAAGGTAACCCGACTAAGTTTAATGAAAAAGATTTAGGGTATATCCAATTAAAATATGGTGGTGAAAAATTAAAAAGAGAAGTTGTAAATGTGAAAGTTACCACTAAATTCCAACCGCTACCTAAAACAAATGTAAAGGTAAAAATAGATACATATAGTAACGATCAACTATTAAGTGGTGATTTACCACCCGAAAGATACCAAGAGGGTGATGTGACATCAACCAAACTTTTTATAAGGGTGTCAGATATTAATAGTGGGGATGAAAAAAGTATCTTCAATCAGGAATTTACTACAGGAAAGACATCTAGACAAAGTGCGTTAGATGCTGCTAGTAATTACATAGAATCTCAATCCCTAAAAGAATATCAAATTAAATCAACGGCAGAAGATTTAATAAAGATTTTTAAAGGTGCGAATGGTATTGTAATCTCAAGTGATTTAGTCGCTAGGGATGTTATAAAAAATGTACCACAAGTAAAATTAATTAAAAAAGATGATGTTACAACTAGTGTTATAAATGTTGTTGCGAATAAAATCAACTTAATTAGTCATGATGGTGAACATTCATTTAATTTATCAAACCCAGAGGGGTTAATTACTGACGATGAACAAGAAAAGATTAATAACGGTGCACATCCAATGGTTTATGGTGATACATTAGTCGAATTTTTAGAATTAGTGAAGAAATATGTGATTTCACATGTTCACCCTTACCATTCTTTACCAGCTGACCCTAGTAAAATAACAACAGATGTTATGGGATTTGATTTAAATGCAATATTAAATAAGAACATTAATACTAATTAATATATTTATATATAAAGAAAAATGCTAATTAGAACATATATCGATAAAAACAACACTATTATAAAAAGTACTCAAGTCAATACGGGTAGAAACCCAATTGCGGAAATTTATTATGGGGGTAAAGATTCATCAACTGATTATACTAGACATTTACTTTATTTTGACATTGTTGATTTACAAAGTAGATACGCTTCAGGAGAATTAGGTGACTTATCTAAAGTTGTACACACATTAAAAATGACAAATAGTTCATTCTTTGATAAAGATTTACAAGCTCAAAAATTATTAGATGGTAAACAAAGAACCTCTTCATTTGACTTAGTTTTATTCAGAGTTAATAAAGATTGGGATGAGGGTTGTGGGTACGATTACCAACAAGTATTAAGTTTTGAATCTGAGGATAATATAACTTTTGTTGAATCTGCTAGTAATTGGTTAAACTCGACAACATCGACATCGTGGGATGATGGTGGTGTTTATTCTGGTTCACCATCTGGTATCACTGTAACTACACAACATTTTGATAAGGGTAACGAAAATATCTCTATGATTATCACCGATGAGGTTAATAGTTTAATTACTGGTGGTACAACAAACTATGGTTATGGTATTGCTTTTGAAAGAGATTTGGAGTTATTAAATAAGAAACCATCCCAATACGTAGGGTTCTTTACTCGACACACCCAAACATATTATGAACCTTTCTTAGAAACAGTTTATAACGACCCAATTAGAGACGACAGGAAGAACTTTTATAAGGGTAAAGTTAATAGACTATATTTTTACGTAAATGTGGGTGGACAACCCACCAATTTGGATAATAACCCTAGTGTGACGATAAAAGATGAGAACGGTATATCTTTCTCATCTATAACATCCGCACAAACGGTACATACATCAACAGGTATTTATTACGCTGAAGTATTTGTACCCATTACTGAAGATGATTCTGTTTTATTTACAGATATTTGGAGTGATATTAATATTACTAGTATTAATAGACCAGATGTAACACTTGATTTTGAAATTAAGTCTGATGATATATATTATAACTTTGGTGATAGTGAATCATTACCTATTGAATATGAGGTTTCTTTAAGTGGAATTAAAAGAGATGAGAAAATTAAAAGAGGTGACAAAAGAAAAGTGTTTGTTAATGCTAGGTTACCTTACACAATTAACCAATCAAGTGTGATAGATGGTTTACAATATAGGTTATGGGTTAGAGAAGGTACTACACAAGTAAATGTTATTGATTGGGAAGATGTGAATAGAACATTCCTTAAAAATTATTTTATTTTAGATACTTCTTGGTTTATCCCTAACGAATATTATATTGACATTAAATTAACTTCTAATGAACTGGTTAAAACATATACAACTAAACTTAAATTTAGTGTGGTTAATCAAGTAGATAATTTACATTAAAGGTTACTTAAATAGATGGGTGTCGTCCCACTTGGTAACTTAAATTTTGTTTTTTCTATTTTTTCTATAATATCCTTATAAATATCTGAAAAAACATCATTGACTTTTTCTTTGGATAAAGGTTTTGGTATGGGAACATCTAAATCAATAAAATTCTCTATGTAATCCCCCTCACCAACTCTTATATTTACATTAACATGGAAAATATCAGGATTACCATCATACGAGAATTTGTCGTCCTCTGGTATAGTAATTTTTATTTCAGAAAACACCACTTTAACCATAATTGATCTCGGTGTAGAGTCGTCAACCCAAAACCTAAACTCATTTGGGTATGTACCTATTTCAGATACTTTAATGGGTATATATAAAGTGAATCCCCTACTATGTGGCCACATAATAACATCTCTATCTAATACTGTCGATTTGTGTAAACCATAAACATCGTCAATAAAGTCCACATTAACACCCCCTACAATATCCTCATCCCCATTAGGGTTTTTAGATTTTAAATTCACCTTAAAATTATCTATAAAATCATCCATATATTTAAAAAAAATTTGACCACTATTTTGAACTTTTCTGTAAGTCTGAAAATCCCCGAATAATTTATCCCCATTATAAAAATAGGTGGTCGATAATTCATAAGCCAAATCATATGGTATTTCAAACAATTCTATTAACCAAGCCGCTGAATTCCAAATGTCAAAGGTTGTATAGTCGTGTGGACCATACTCCTTATTTAAAACCCATAGAAGTCTTTTCTCTTGTGGTGAAAATTCATTTAACGTATCTAATAAATTAGATTCTAATAATACATACTTCTTTTTGATTCTCATACTTTAACTAATATAATAATAAATATCGTATAAAACAAAAAAAGTCTGAAATAAAAAACTTACTATTTAATATCAAATATCGCTAGATGACCATTCTTCAACCCCATATTATCAATTCTAATATCTGACGGTACTATATTATATTTTTCTATTGACTCATACCACACATTCAGTAAGTCATGATATGTTTTTATACTTTAGACCCTTTAGTGAGATTATCGAAACTCCATAGTGGTTGAAGATTCACCAACGACCAACAATCAGAAAAACTATTTTCCTCATCAAAATCAAATGAGTTCATAGGTAGAATGTGATCTAAATGCCACTCACCATAATTATCCCAACACATACCTTCGGTGAACTGTTTCTCCAAATGGGTAATTAATGATTCTAATGTAAATGGTAGTAGTTCAAAGGTACTACTATATTTGGATATGTTGTTTTCTTTTAAACAGGTATATACTGCAGTTCTGGTGTAACAAGATAATCTATAGTGTGGGTCAATATCTTTTTTATTTTTCTCGTAGATTCTCTTTTTCTCATTTACATGTTCCCTATTAGTATCTCTCCACTGTTGGTGGTATGACTGTAGGTGTTCCCTATTAACCTTACTCCATTCTTTGTGGTATTCAGATAACCTTTCTTTATTTTTATTGGTATATCTTTTTGAAGCTTCATTTTTACCACCTTCCCATCTACGACCAGGTTTATGTAGTACAACACCATGTTTTTTAAGTAATCTATTGATTGTTACTTTACTAGTATCGTATAACGCACCGATAACTAATGTACTTTTATCTTCTTCAGAATATAACCTAATTATTTCTTTAATATCACCGTCTGTTAATTCTAATCTTCCCATATTATTATTATTATTATTATTAATATACGGTAATGTTAATAAAAAGTTACCATATAATATATTATTAAATAAAAGGCATAAAAAAAGGGTAGATTTATTTCTACCCTTTTTTTTATAACTTATAAATTAAGACTATCTTAATTCATTGATGTCAAATGTAACAACACCATCAACAGTAATCGTACCGTAGAAGCGGTTGTTCACCATTTTTTTTGCGTATCTTGTCATAATACCCTTAGTTGGTGCAAAATTGAATGGATTTTGCAACGTTGGAGTAAGTTGTAATGGTACGTAAGGTGCATAAATGTACCCTGTGTCCAATAAAGACTTACCTTTATGTCCAATGATGATTGAGTTAGCTGGTGCGTATGGATCACGATATACAGTATATCGTCCACCTAATGAACCTACTTTCTCAATACCCATATTGTATTGATCTTGCTCTGGGTTAGCGTTAGATACGTGGAAGTACTCTAAGTCATCAAAAATTGCTGATATCTCAGAAGATACTACTACGAAGTTTGCTCCACCTCTTAGAGTTGCTTTATGAATTTGTGCAGAAATCTGATTAACTTTAGTAATCAACGTTTGATTCCACTCTTTTTGAGTGTAAGCGTTGAAACCTCCGCCAGACGTTCTTTTCCATCCGTTGTAATCCCATCTAGTTGACCAAGCTCCACCAGTTCTCAAATCTCTCAAGATCTCTCTATCGATTTCAGCCGCAACTTGTTCAGATAATAAAGCTGTTAATTCAGCTTCAGCATCTATGTTGTGGAATGCACTAACATCTTGTGCTAATTCAGGAGACCAAGTAGCTCTTAGTTTTCTTTCTGTAACAGAAACAACAACCTCATCAAGTTCGAATGATACCTCACCCATTTCAGTTGCGAATTCTAAAGATGCGTATGTTCTCCAAGCAACTGTAAGTCCAGTTAATGGGAATGTTGAAGCTGAAGATGCACCTACGTAACCATCAAGGTTAGCTGAAGCACAATCGATACATGCAGGATGTGTAAGATCTAATTCAATTAATAAACAACCATCAGGTGTACAGATATTGTTATAATTAACAATACCTTTTCCATATACTTGTGCAACTAATCTAAATGGTACAGTACCACCAGCAGCGACAATAACTTTACCATCATTATCATTAATTGCAATTGCAGAAACTACATTCAATGAAGCTAAGAAAGTCTCAGTATCCATTTCATTACCATCTGGACCAGTTAATCTACCAGCATTAGTAGAAGAGAATCCTGTGATACACATTTTAACACTTCTAAAAGAACTGTCAGCCGCCAAAGGTTGTAAAGCCAATGCCGTAGGAACGTTATCACCAGCAGCGTTAATTACTACACCGTAGTAACCACTCGTAGTTGAAATTGTCATCTTACCTTTAGACGCATCATACAAACCATCATTATAGAATAAATCATAAAGTGATTTAGTCATGAAAGCTGTAGGTGAGTCAGTACAAGCAGAAATAACACATTCAGGTAAAGCACCGTTTCCAGCACCATTTGATCCGTTTAAAGCAACTTGTGTAGTTGATGTCTTCGGTACGAAGAAGAATAATTTTCCAATTGGCATGTTCATCGCTTGTACCGATACGATATCATTGGCCAATAATTTAGAGAATACACGTCTTACGATTGGAAAGACGACAGTCTCAAATGATCCAGATGACCCTGCACCTGTTGATTCGTTTAAAAGAGCTGATGCTTGGTTTTCATATAACTGAGCAATGTTCTCTCTTACGTGTCCTTTTAAACCTTCTAAGAAACCGATTTGGTCCCACTTAGAAATAGTTTTAGTTCTTATTTGTTTCAGGTGTTCAAGTCCTATATTTCCGACTTCTCCTGAGTTTAATAAATGTCCCATTTTATTTTTGAGTTTTAATTTTTTATTATTATTATTATGATATTCTTTTCATTAAATCTTTGATTGCCATAATTTGTGGATCTACATAAGCAGTAGACTCATTTAAATCAGACTTCGAAGATTTAACTGTTTTGTTAACTTTATTTTCAACAGACTCGCTAATTGGTGACTTTCTTTCTAATTCAGACTTAATTACTTTATAAGTAGATTTAGATTCATTCACTGATTCAGTACCATCAAACCTCTTAAGAATTTCCATTTTTTCTTTTTTGGTTGTAGAGTGTTCAGTGAATAACCTATTTACATAAGCTAAATTAGTGTTGAATAACGCAACTTCATTGAGTTTGTCTTTAAATATGATAAGAGCTTTTTTGTATTCGTTGTTTTTACTTTTTAACTCTTCATATTCTTTTTTCATTTTTGATTCCGCAACAGTATTAGTTTTTGGTTTACGACTAAGTGGTTTACGTGGAATTCTAGATTCTGAAGTTTGTCTATTTCTATGTCCACCTTTTCTTTGGTAACCTTTAGTTCTAGCCAATGTATGATCTTCTTCCAAAGATTCTTCATCATCTGACATATTAAAAGGACTTTCATAATCTTTGTAATGTCCAGCGACATCACCTATTTTACTACCATCTCTTCTTTCATCACCTCTTCGTTGACCATGTTCTCTTTTAAATTCATGAGATTTACTACCCCACATTTCTTCAAGATTTTCATCGTCATCCATTTCGATTTCGTACATCACTTCTTCGTCAATGTCACCACCACAATCTTCATCAAGGTCATTACAACCTTCAGTCATACCATCGTCATCCATTTCTTCCAAAGCTTCCCTAATCAAATACTCTGCACCCGTTTCATTATCTGTCAAATGAATTCCATCTGAATCTTTAACTACTTCAACTTCATCGTCTGGACCCAATTTCTTAAATACTGTAACAACTTCATCATCTGAAGCCATTGTCATATCTAATACATCGTCACCAATACCTAATTCCATTTCCATAGGTTCAAGATCTAATTCGAGTTCGTCATCACCTTCACCATCTAAATCTAAATCTAAATCTAGATCAGTGTCAAGGTCTAATTCAATGTCATCAACTTCTTCACCATCATCTGGTAATTCCATAACTTCCATACCTAACTCTACATCATCTTCATTGTCAAGATTTAACTCAACGTCTTCCATTTCATCTGCGGATCCTTTTTCATCTGTATCGATAACTTCTTCAGTTTCTTCATCTTCCAATTGTTCTTTTAAAGACGACTCTACGATACTCTCAATTTCTCTCGACATGTGTGCCGAAAGCATTTCTTTCGTGTTGGCTTTTAAGGCATCCTCTAAAGTCTTTGCATCTAGTAAAGCCTCTTCGATGATTGATTTTTTTTTCTCAGCCATTTTAATTAATTTTTTATAATTTATTATTATTGTTATTAAGCGCGCATTACACGCGGTTTCTAATAAATATGCAATAAAACATAAAACACTTACTTTTGATTGTTTTTTTTTAATCTAATAGGAAATTATTTAAAGAATCATTTAATAATAAATCATCTTTCTTTTTATTAGACTCTGACATTTGTTGTTCTCTAGATGGTTCTTCATTGTAAATCCATGAACCGGGAGTAGACGGTGATGTTACAATATCCCAACAGATTAATTCATAATCATCTTGTACAATATTCTTACCGTTCTCTTTTTCTAAAGAACCAACACCCCTAGATGATACACCAATCTTAAGACCTTGTCTAATATAATTGGCAACTCTATCACCTTCACAAGAAATGATACCTTGATTAACAAACCCTGGTGACATAATGATTTCTAACTTACCCATTAATACGTTACCTTCCCACCATAGGTCAACAACATTATGAGATATTCTACTTACAGACACTATAGAACTTTCTGGATGATCAGCTTCACCCATCGCTCGTTTCTCTTTAATAAGTTTAAGATAATTTTCAGCTTCTTTTCTAAGAATAGATTCAGGGTAAACTCTTTCGTTTTTATTTTCTACACCATATTTTTGCATCACTGCGTAGACAATTAAGGGATCACTCACAATTTGTTGTCCCTGTGATAGTTTGTTAACTTCATTAACAAAGTTTCTATTGTCCTTTGGTGAGATATATCCTGAATCATATTCGATTAGGATACCCTTTTTATTTATTTCGTTTTTTCTAATTATTTCCATAATGATGATATACTTTAATTATAAATATATCATTACAATAAAAACTCTATTTTTTAGTTTTATAAAAAGTAAAATAATTATTATTATCTAAACAATTATCCACCACATCGTGAATTAACTTTTTTGATTCCTCCAATAAGAATGGTTGGTTTATCGGTAAATACTTCTTTTGGTATAGTGTGATTTCACAAGACATAAAGCTTCTTTTTGTTTGTATAAACCCAGAAGACCTCATATCTAAATCAACTATATATTTAGTTTTATAAAAAATGTCTTCATTTAAATTATCATTAAGGTTTTGTTTGATTTTTTTCCTTAGACACCTTAATACTGATTCGTAGTTGGTATCTTCATCTATGTTGGTTATCTCACCCCAAGCACTAAGGTTAATGTATAGACTTTTAGATTCTTTATTATTAACAGTTCCTATTTTAGTTTTATAATTGTTTAATATATTTAGTTTGATTTCTTTTCCAACCTTCATTCATGTCTATTTATTTTTATATTATTACTGAAGTATAAATATAGTGAATATAAACCCAAAAGTCAATGCATAAAAAAACCCACATAAGTGAGTTTTTTCATATGATTAATTTTTAATTGATTCTTTAAGTTCGTATATAGTAGTTATTTTGTTAACAGAATCCTCTTTATTGTATTCCATATTTAGAAGTTTATCTTTAACCCTCAGTAACTTATCTTTTAACCCTAAATCTGAAGATTCATTTAATTTTTTATCAATAGTTTCAATACACTCTCTTTTTAATTTCTTATAGATGGTTTCTTTATCATCATCAGTTCCATTTAAAACTGTTCTAATGATTTCTTTTTCTGACTCATCGATATTTGAGTATCTACTATTGAATTTATTAACAGCTAATTTAGTTAAAATACTAGGTGGTAATTCTAAACTCTCTTTCACTACCTCTACCTCTTCTTCTTTTTCTTTTTCTAACATTAACCTAGTAATGTTATTCGTTGACTCATTAATTTTATCAATGTTAGATAGTGTTTTCTTTGTGTTAGATAAAAATGAAATGTCACTATAAAAAGAATCGTTTTCTTTTATAATTTTATTACCCTTTAATAGTTTTAAAAAATAGGTATTACCCTCTTTTAACTGAGATTCGTTTAAATCTTTTAATAAAGAAATATTTTCTTTAATATAATCTTTAGCATCAGACGGATCATCAAACTTCTTAGTTTGTAAATTTTTATAAATTAAGTACTGATCACCTAAAGTTTTATTCTCTTTTAATGTCTTTATAAATTTAGAAAATAACTTTTTACCCTCCTCATCTTTTCTTAAAACAGATTCAATAACAATATTTTTAAATGTGTCTTTTATATTACCAAAATTTTCCATACTTTTTTATATATAAATATTAAGTTTTATTAAAAAAATTAAACCTTTATAATTTTTTCAATTTCTTTTGTCATTTCTTCTATGTTATGATTTAACTTATCGCTGTTTTTTTCTACAGAATCTAAATCATAAATGTGTTCATCTTTTTCTAAACTTTCTGTAAGTCTTTTTAAGTAAATACCTTGATATCTTTTGGTTTTCTCCTCGAACTGTCTTCTATTTTGTTCTAATATAAGGTTATCTTTCTTTTCTGTAGACTCCACTGCAGATGCTGTTTCAGCAGCGGTAGCTTCACCACCAGCCAATGAATCAGCAGCACTCTCTATGTCAGCACCAAATCCACCAGTATCAGCAGAATCAGCAGAATCACCTTCTACCCCACCTTCATCTGTTATACCACCAGAAACCAATGTATCGAAATCACCATACAATTTATCAACTCTATCAAACAACCCTGTTTTCTTAATTATATTAGAAGTTTGTTCCATTTCAGCTGCTGCAGCCTTTTCAAGTCTTTGTTGTTCTAAATCACTTCTTATGTCTTCATCTGACATTCCTAAGATTTCTTTTCTTGCTCTAGTCATAGACATAGAACCAAACCCATTACCCGCATCAGAAACTGCATCTTTATATAGTGTAACTTTTAACTGTGTTTGTTCAATCTTTAACATCTCAGCTTGTGTAGATGGGTTATTTAAAGTTAATGTGAAATTTTCTAACTCATCTTCTAACCCTAAAATATAAAGATGTATAATTGCTATTTTATTTAACTCTTGCAACATAGATTGTTGTATCCTATTAATAGTTCTAGCAAAACGAATATCCTGTAATGCTAAATTTTTACCATCACCAGTAGTCTCCTCAAACCCTAAAAATGGTTTAGGTACTCTTAATGCGGTGAACAATTTCTTTTGTAGGTATTGAATATCTGCAATCTCTGAAAGGTTAGTCGCCCCTGGTAACGTATCTATAGGACTTGGTGCGTTTGGATCTCTAACAGGGATAAAATAATCTTGATCCTGAGCCATCTGGTTGTACCTAGTATCTATTTGTCCCGTATCTTGATCAATAACAGGACTCTTTTTAAAATTGTTCGCTATCTTTTGTACATAAGATGGTACATCTGCTTCATCAATATTACCAACGAATATTTTAAATATCCTTCTTTCAGGGGCTCTAGTTACCCTATATATTAACATCGCATCTTCAGATAGTAATAATTGTTTCCAAATACGTCTAGCTTTTTCTAACATAGATGTACCATAAGGTAATCTTCTATCATCACCTAATAACCTAAAATGTGCAATTTGCCACGAATTAAATTCTATATCTCTTTGTCCCCATACAAACTTAACGGGGCTAATTTTGTCTTCTTCTGCGTTTACAGAGTTCACACCAAACCCATCACTATCTTTTCTACTGATTTCTATATTAGGTAATTGTTTAACGCCTGTAATACCCTCATCAACATCAATATTTAAAAATAAGAAATTATCACCATATTTACAAGTGTTTCTTGTCCACATAGGTAATGAAGTGTGGATGTCTAATCTATTGAAAAATAAATCTTCTAATATCCTTCTCACTCTTTTACTTTCAGAAAATATGTTTATGACTTTATTATTAGGATTTAAAGTTGTGGTTTCCTCCATCATGATATCTAAAGCTGCTGCGATTTCAGGGAAAAATTCCATACCCTCAAAATCCGCATAAGAAGCTAATCTTGTTGTTTCATAATATATTGAATGTTGGTAAATTTCATTATCAACTTTCTGCCACATCCCAGATAAGTATTTATCTTGTTGTAGTTTTAACTTTTCATAGTCATACTCTTCTTTGGATTTAGTTTTTAGTAACTCTTTATCCCCCAAAGAATACTTAGACTTATTTTGGGGTTTATTTACCTCTGGTCCAAATAAGGAATTTAACTGCTGGAATATTGTTTTTCTTGCCATTTTATAAATATAATGTTTATTTTATAATAATAAATATCAAAAAATATTAAATGTTTATTTTATACCGAATAACCAGTTATATTGTCCATTATCATTACCACTATTATTAGGGTGTACGGGTTCATAAGTGGGGGTATTACTATAAAATGGGTTAACATAGTTTTTATTAATTTTACTCACCTCATCAGGGGAGGATGTACTAACCCAACCATCTAACATCGCCTTTGTTTGTTTTTCTATTGTTGCTAATTTTTTAAATGTTGTTTGTACAACAAATAACGGCATTGCTAAAGCCATAATTATATCATCATGGAATGTAGGCATATGATCTGGTCTACCATTTCTATAAACAAAGGTTTTTAATTCAGAAATTAATCTAACTGACCTTATTATAGTTTTATTTTCTCTAATATGTTCTTCTAAATCACTAATCATTTGTAATCTACTACTACCAACGTTAAACCCTGGTACCTTATCCACTTGTTTATACACACTTTTTGCGTACTTATCACTTAATTTTCTATTCTTAGGGTCATCTTGATGAAGATGTTTATAACCCATTTCTATTAACTTCATAACAGTAGATACACCCATACCACCAGTAATATCTACCACAGTATAAGCTTGATATAAATTACCGTATTTAAACACAATTTCTGCTAATAAATCTGGTGGTAGTTTATAAACGAATTCAGCCACCTGTTCCAACCCATCAAAGTCTAATATCACTATAGTGGAACTATCTTCACCATCACCCCTAGAAACGTCAACACCCATAATATATTTATGACCCTCCTCCGGTTCTTTCCATATCCACATAGATTTCTCCATTTCAGCCTTATATTTGGGTTCCATAACATTGTTGTTGACTTGATAGTCTATATGTTCAGCATCAATTACGTTACCACCTGAAGAAACAAATGAAACGTCCAATTCTTGTGCAATTTGTTTCTTGTTACCGTTCATATCTCGACACATTTCCTCATACCAATGAGAAGAAGCTTTCCAACCATCATCAACCATCACATTATAATCTTCAATGTGGGTACTATCTGTTTCATATGTTTTACCACTATATTCCCACCTTAACTTTTCTCTACCAATAGTCTCACACACAATTACTTCTTCTTCACCTCTTAACCACCTTAAATTCCTATTATATCTAATATCCTCATGCCACCTCATCTCAATAATATTAAAATTATTGTCACCTTTTTTAGCGCCATCATATGTTTTATAATATAACGCATCTTGACCGTTAGGTGTGGATATCAATGTAACCTTACCACCTGTACCCAAAGAAGTTAAAGCTGCACCAAATACCTCTGCACCGTTATCTATAAACGCCGCCTCATCCATCACTAAGAATGTAGGTGTATATCCCCTTAGTGCATCTTTCGATGTCGCTAAGGCTTTGACTTCACATTTAGTGGTTTTAGTTTTTATATGTCCCTTAGCTTCAATATCTAAATAAGAAGTACCCTCCTCAATTCCCCATACCCATTCAGGTATTTGATCAGTAAAATCTTTAATTTTTTTAAGGAATTCTTGAGCTAATGTTTGTTTATTAGCTAATACCAGAACTTTCCATGGGTTATTAGGGTCACAAAAAGCAATCTTTATCGCTATATAGGCTGCAGTTGTAGTGGATACACCAGCCTGTCTTGGTTTAGTTACTATATTACGATTATTTTCTTCGTAGGATTTAATTATTAGTTTTTGTTTATGAAATAAATTAAACGGTACAAACCCTTTCTGAGTTAAATCATAGGTTTTCAAAAATGTTTCAATAGCGTAGATTGGATCACCTAAACACTTTGCAAATATCTGTATTTTCTCATTTCTACCCATAATAATTCATTTAAAACGCTACTAGGTTACCATTCTCCCATTCTTCGTAATTATCACCCAACTTATAGGTTACATTATTACCACCACCAACTTTCTCTATTATACCAGCCCTATTGACAGCGCTCCAAAAAGCAGAATGTTGTGCAGCACCATATTGTGAACCAATATAATTTAAAAACCCTCTCTTAGTTTTCTTAGGTGATACAGTAATATCTTTTATGTAATTTACTAACTGTCGAACCATAGAATCATCTTTTTTAGTGAAAGTAAATCCTTTATATTTCGCAAATAGTGTCATACCATGATTCTTAGCTATTGTATCAGCAATTGGTAGTATTGAACTGCGTTTATCAGAAGGCATTAAATCCCCCATTATTGATAATTTTTTAATAGTATCTTTTTTACTATTATTTTTAATAATATAGGTAATAGCGTCGCCAACTAAACTTTGGGAAATGTCATCCACTTTTTTATATTCAATAGACTTTTCTGAATAATCACCACGAAAATCAAAATAGTTAAGTAATTTTTGTATACTAAAAAATACTGTTTCGGTATTTGAGTTAGTTATTATTTTATCTACCTCATTTCTCATTATATAATCAAACAATGGTAAATAGTTTAAATTCTCAATCATCCTAATAGTTTGTCGGTATTCATCTTTTAATGTTTTTATCTTATCAAAAACTAAATTATATAAGTTTTCATCCCTTTTAACATCTTCAGCGTCTAGATGATATATTTCTAAAAAATTTCGAAAGAATTGTATAATATTTTCATTACCCCCTTCACCTATAAAAGCATCAACCAATTCATTATTACCGTTATTACCACGCCAAACACCTTCTTTAATTAAATTCCGATATTGTGAACCTGTTAACCTTATTTTCATATTATAATTAAAATTTTCTTTAGTCTTTGACGAATCTGGATAAAAATAATCCATATCTGGTGTCCTTAATCTTTCACCCTTTTCGTCTAAAACAAAGGATAACATAGTTATGTAGTCATTATAGTTATGTCCTGGCATTTCGTCATCGTGTTTCATAGCCTCAACCATATATTCATAATATATATCAGTGATATCAAAATGTAAATGTTGTGAATCATTACCATCTTTATTGGTAATATTGACCCATTCACCTTTACCACCTAATAACTCCACTATCTCATCGTTTAACTCACCAAATATCTCATCCTCACCCGCTTGACTATAAGCGTCTCTATAATAATTTTTTAAGTCATTATATATATCACCAAACACCTCATCAGTCCCTATCAGTTCCATTAACACAGAGGAATCATCAACCATTTCTTCCGTCAATACATCACCGTATTCATCATAGTCTAATACCTTACCAATAAAATCATTTTCTTTAATATAATCTTGTACATGTTTTATAGATTTTTCATCCATGTTATCAACGACATCATCAGAAAAGTCCACTTCAAAAGACCCATATAAATCAGCCCAGTCTTCCCCTAGTACACGTTCAACAGTATCACGATCATCGTCACTAAATAACATTGAAAGTTCATCATACCTATCGACAACTAAAAAAACTTTATCACCCTTTCTTTCTATATCATTAAAATTTTGTGGAAAATGGTCTGGATCTTTTATATATCTATCATACCAACCAATATTTGTAAGAAGTTCAGTTAAATCCTCAGCGTAATGTTCATTAATTAATTCTTCGTAAGCGATAAATTCTAATGGGTCTTTACCTTTGTCCATACACCATAGAAAAAGGAAGGTGATTGCATCATATTTCTTAATATTGAAATCAGACATCATATTATATGGTATGACAGTCATTTTTTCATTTTCATCCATATCACTAAACTCATCACCATCCATATATTCATCGATATATCTATAAACGGTGGATTTAAATTTTTTATATTTATTTAAATCTACATACTCCAATAATATATTTTTAATTTTTTGTCTCATCTTATATATAAATACTTGTTATAAACAAAAAATCCCATCGATAGTGGGATTTTTTATAGTATAATAATTATTAAGGTTACATAAATTTATGTAACTTTGCAACTGTAACAAAGTCACCGGTATCTAAAGCATCATTAATTAACTCCTCAATCTCCTTTTTAGACATCTCAGAATAATCAACTTCTTTAGGTTCCTCAGTAGATTCATCTTCATCTTCAACATTAATCCCTAAATTATCTAATACATCCCCCATGTCATCGTAACCGTTATCATCAATCATATCATCCAAACCTTCACTTGGTTCTTGATTGTGTAAATCTTTTAATGTTTTAATAACTTCCGTACATTTTTGACTACCCACAAGTATTTCTTTCATAAATGAATGAAATTGTTTAGCTGGTAATTTACTTAATTCGTGGAATAACCATTGTTTAATATCGTAATCATCTGGATCAATACAATCTAAGAATTTTTCCCACATACCAGGACCCAATCTCATCCCCCATATCTCACCTTCGACTGTATCAGCCTTTTCGATAACTTCCATTTGTTCTTCCATATCTAAATGACCTTCACCCCAGTTGGATGCTGATAACTCTAATGTCCCTTTAATTAATTCATGAACCAATAATGGGAAAATCCACGCTTTAGCGACTACAACAGGCATTTCATCATCCTCTTCTATATTAACTTTTTTCATTTCTTCTTCTTCATCCTCATCTTCAGCTTTTTCAGCTTTTCTCCATTCAATTTTTTCGGTACCACCAATACTTTTATTACCACCCATTACACTATCAGGAATTACCCAATACTGAAAATCAGCAACTGACATAAGTTTACCATATAATACCATAAGTCTCGGATCTAAAGAATCTAATTCATCGGCAACCATATGGAATATATAGTGTCCTTTTTTAGACGCTCCTTGCATTAATGCGTTTAATATTCTTCTCTTATCTACCTCCATCTCCAACTCTTCCATTCTCTCAGCACTTTTTGGTTGCTTAGGAATTTCAAATCCACCATCATCATCCTCTTCTTCCTCTTCATCAGGATCGATACTAAGTTCTGTACCTGGAGGTGTTAATGTAGCCTCTAACATTTGATCTGGGATGTCAAACTCTTCCGACACTATATCTACAGCTAATTTCTCTAATGCATCCTTATGGTTAGATTCTATTTGTCCAACTTGTTGCATTATCGACATCATCTGACTCATAATGTTTGGGCTAATATTATCCACACCATGATATCTTTTTACTTTACTAATAATTTCTTTAAATCTTTTACTAGCTAATTTCTCAGAATAGTTTTGACTTTCCGAACCAGAAGGAACAGATTTGCTTTTTCCAAAAATATGTTCACCACCCCCCAATCTTCTCTCAATGTCGGGGTTCATTCTTTCTGGATGTTGTGGATCATATTCAATTGCTTCACTAACTCTTTTCTTAGTTAATTTCTTTAATTGTGATTCCGTTATTCTAATTGTTTTATTTTTCATTTTCTTAATTTTTTATCAACCATGAATAGCAGTTGTCCACATCATCCAAGAATCTTTAGCTAACCTCTGAAACACTCTCTGTATATTATGTGTTTCCATATTACCATCTCCCTCTTCAATCCTTTTAATTGCGGTTCTAATGAGTATGTCTCTTATTTTTTGTTTATTATCTAATAAATAGTTTATAATTTTTAAATGTTCTTCTAAACTATCTATTTCAGATTCATTATCATCCTCTTCATATTTAAGATTTCCAATCTCATCTTCAATAGATTCAATATCTTGTTTTTGACCATATAACCACCTTTCCATATCTTTTTTGGTCCAGTTAAGTATCGGATGGGCACCAAACATATTAATCAACCCACTTTCTCTAATATATTCTATATACCTCATGACATCTCTTTTATTGAAATTATCCATTTCATCTACAATGTGAATAGGTTGATCTCTTTGTTCTTTTACGATATCCCTTTTTCTTAATTTTTTAATACCACCGTTTCGTTTGAAGTTGATGTATTCCATTAACTGCCCTTTCTTCATTTTACTGTTTATGGTCTCTTTTTTGTCTTTTAGTTTACTAAAATCAGTATCATCAGAAAATTCTTTAGCCATTTTACACCATTTTTTTTCTTCTTTATTTGATGAATCATCACATTTAGCATAAAAATATTTTTGTTGCGCTTTAGAAACGAACTTTTCAGATATTAAACCCTTTATGATATCCTTTTTTTTCATTTTACTTTCTAGTGTTTAGAAACTTTTTGAGTAAACTTTTTGTAGATTCATTCGTATTAGGTAATGTCATAGTCCCATCAATATCCGTCATATTTTTAACCTCATCACGACTATATTTAGTGGATTTAGTGACTACTTCTTCAGATTCACCTACCATTTCACCATCTAAATCTAACATACCATCACCATCATCGTCTTGATCAACACTATTTGATATACCGTCATTATCTCTATCGTAAGGACCATATTTTCCACTTTGTGCATCAACTGACATATAATCGTCACCAGAACCTGTAACTACATCAAATATCTCATTACCATAAAGTTTAAACAATCTTTTAACAATTGCTGTTGGGTTTTTTCTCATATATCTAAGTACTGATGGTGGAATCTCTTCCCCGTACTTCCCAAATAAATCTTTAACTCCTTGTTCTCTAGGTGAAGATTTAAAATCTGCTCTACTATAAGTGTCTCTCATCTCATGTTGTTCGTCTAAATAACTTTCCATTAGATTACGTCTAGTAGCTCTTTTGATTTCTGATTCGTAAATTTTTACTTTCTTTTTCATTTCTATGTGTTTATCGTTTCTTTATTATAATTTAATACTATATCCTTTTCATATAGTTTGTCATTTACTGATTCTATATCTTCACCAAAAGAGAAAAATAATCTTTTTTCTGGATATTCATCATACCCTTCCATATTTTCCCAAGCCATCGAAACAATACCATCTACAGCGTCCCACATTGCAAATGAATCAGACTCTTGTACCAAATCTAATTTTAATGTGGTATCTAACATCCCCGTCTCTTTAACAAATCTACCTTCTGGTGGTTCTGGATTTCCAGAAGATGGGTACGAGTCCCAACCTTCACCGTCAATATCTTCTAAAGTGTCAGAAAAAAGGAACTCATAAATGTAGTTCCCTTTCCAGTTTTGCCCAATTTTATTTATATAAACTAAATTCATTATCTAAACATACCTCTTCTTCTAAATGAACGTTTAGATGGTCTATCACTAGCTTTAGGTCTAGGATCAACTTTAGGTCTCTTAATAGTTTTCCATTTTTCCCCTTTACCTGGACGTGTAGTAGGTTCTTTAATACCTGGTTCCTTAACAGGTGCTTCAGTACCCATAATAGAATCGAAATCTAATTCAATGAAACCTTCATTTCCGTCAGAACCCATTTCAAAATCTATATTTCCATCACCATCATTATCCATATCTAATCTATTTGGAATTTGATCCCCATCTCTATCTAAATCTCTTGTTGCTGAAAGATAATCTTGTCCTGTTGCTATTGCATCCATTACGTCCATATCTTCATTAATATCACCACTAAGTCTTCTATTTCTAGTATCTATCCAAGGTAAATCATTATCATCAGGACCAAATGTCCCTGCATGTGAATCTTCCCATGGTTTAACTCTAAAGGGACCATATTGATCTCGATATTTATCAAAATAGTGTTGGTTCGATGGTTTTCCATCGGACATTCTATTATTCCTGACAGTTGATCTACTATTACCACCAATAGTCCACTGACTGTCTGGATAATAATCACTATTCTTCCAATCATCGAAGGTATCAAATTCTTCAATTTGTTCATCCATATATTGTTTCTTACCTTTTCTCATCATTTTGAAGTCTTCAGCATCAATTCTTCTATTTTTGTTCCTATCGAGTTTATGTTGACCACCTTTAAGTTTTTCATCTAACATATATTCATCTCTATCGAATTTTCCGTAGTTTGTATGAGACATATTATGGTGTTCTTCCACATTACAAGACTCACAACCTTCACCTAAACATTCTTCACAAATTCTATTGTTTTCTTTTAATACTTTTTTAAGTGTTTTTTTTGTGGTGTTTCTAAGAAAAGATTCCATTAATTGTTTTTTGGAGAATACTCTAGATTCTTTTACCACTTCTTCTTCAGCGAATGGGTCCTCAACTTCTTCAGAATCCAAATCAACCACTTCTTCACTATCTATATCCATATCTAATTCAACCCCTTCACCATCTTCTTCATCTTCACCCTCTATTTTTGATATGATGTCTTCAACATCATCATCAGAAATCTCTTCCCAATCAATTGCCGAAATAATGGAGTTAATAACGTACTTATCTAATTCAGCGTCTGGCTCAGTTTTATCTCTTAATAGTTGACCAAGTTTACCAGTGTATTTTTGTATTTTCTTTGTGGTTTCATCACCATCTTCTTCATCACCCATATCACCACCTTCTTCATCTCCAAAAGGATCTTCACCTTCATCTTCCACACTGAATTCATCTACTTCGACTTCATCTTCTATAGGATATTCTACTGCTGGAGGTGCATCAACCTTAATTACTTTTTTTTGTTCTTCAACTTCTTCAATATCTTCGTCTAATAACTCCTCAACATCTTCAGTATTCTCACCGTCTTTTGGTTCCGTTACAACTTCATCTGCAACATCTACAACTTCTTTAATTTTAACTAATCCACTAGCGTTAGCTTCTTTAACTTCCACACCATCTGATTCAAAAAGATTTGTTCCGATTTCAATACCATAAGATTCGTTCAACATATCAAATTTCATATTTAAATGTTTCAACGCCTCAGCGTAAGAATGATATCTTTCGTTGAATTTATTTTTAACACCACCTGAATAATCAAAATCTTCAGAAGATAATGTTCCAGATGTTTTTTCAGTGGTTTTTATAAAGTAGTTATGGTTTTCTCTAATGATACCATAAACAATTCCGTTTGGTCCTTTCTTAATGAAATCTATTTCTGAAAGAGAAGTACTCTCATTCAATGTAGTCATTCTACTCATTAAGTCTTTAGCTCTATTAACTTTATCCTGTCCTTTTAGGGTTTTTGGGTTAGTGTATTTTTTCATTTTATATATATATATTTTTAATTTTATTTTTATCCGTTTGTTGGTAATCCTGTGTATATATTTACGAATTGCCATTGTTCCCCACCATTAGTTCCACCAGTTGTGGTAACTAAACCAGTTCTAAATAATCCTGGTGGTTTAGAGTTACCTAATAAAAGAAACCCTGCGTTTAATGTTGTTGTTGACTCATCTATTATAATATCTAATGTCTCACCAGCTACACCAGTAACCGATGTACCATTTATCGTATATGTACCACTTGTGTTAAAATAAACAGCACTATATACAAAATTAGTAAAATTTGCAGTACTAATAGTGTGTATGACTGAATATGTTCCTGTTAAATATGTTCCCATTATAATGTTTATTAAATAAATATTGCGTTTTTAATAAAAAAACACAATTTAATTTTTATCTCTTTTTAAAATATTTAAACGATTCATCTAAAGTTAATGATTTATCATATGCTTTAGTTTCAATCTCACTTAATTTGTCTAAATACATAGTTCTTCTAAGTACTTTAAACGCGATGTTTTCAAAAGAATATTCACCCTCTCTATCTAAACCACTTTGTCTCATTTTTTTAATTTTATCTTTCATGTTTTGGATTTTCCTGATAGTTTTATCATAGTCCCCACTTTTATACATAAAATAAATTTCTTCGATACCATCTATAATATTATTAACCTTATGTTCAACCTTTTTAGAGTCTATCTCTTTTTTAGTGTAGTCTGGTTTAATAACCCATCCACCCCATAGAATAGAATATACACCACTAGAAACATGTTCTTCCTTAGTATCTTGCATATATACCTCCACTTCATAACCTTTAATAGTTATGTCGTGTTTTTCATTCCATAAATTTTTCTTTGAGTTAAAGTATTCCTTTACTAAATCGACATTTTCATCGGCAGATTCAAAATCCACCAATATATGTAAATCAACGTCTGAGAATTTTGACCAATTATAATTAGAAAGACTACCAGTTAAGATAATATCGTCAATATCTACCCAATCTACATTTAAAGTTTCAAAGAAATCGTCAGCGATCATAAGAAGCCTTCTACGAACATCTTCGTACATGTGTTGGGTATCGTCAAATATTTTTGGATTAAGTTGTGACCTTACTTGGAAAGAGGATAAGTCAATTGATTCTTTTTCTAATAAATTATTAACTTCTTCTTCTGTTAATCTTCTGATATCCATAAATTAGTGTTTTTATATAAATATACTAATGTAGAGATAAATGTTAAATAAAAGGAAACGGGCGAATCTTTTTATTTAATCTTTAAGTAATTTTTTCTTACTTTCTTTATTACTATCTAATTTTTCGTGTACGACATTAAATTCTCTACACATATGATCCACTAATTTATCGGATCTAGAATCTATTCTTTTATCTACTTTAGAAATTTGGTTTTCTAATATTTCCATTTTTCTTTCATACATATTGTGAATTTCCACAACACTACTATCTATTAACCTATAATTGTTTTCTATACCTTCTCTAAGACTTCGTTCCATATTATCTACTCTATTATCAAACGATTGAACATCAACCTTACCTTTTAACTTATTTAGGACACTTACAATAGATAAGACTATTGCAACCACACCTAAAGTAGATAAAACTGATACTACTACTATTAAATTTTCCATAATTTTTATTTTTTATTTTATTTTTTATTATCGAAACGCCCGTTTCTATTTTTATAACGTACTTTTAATTTGTTCTATTTGTTCTAACATAGGGGTAATATCTACAGTGTTAGTTGACTTCTCAAAGTTATGTCCCTTAACTATAGTGTTCAGCACTTTACCTTGACTTTTAGATAACTCAAACTTACGATATTGTTCATATGTGATATCACTGTAAACATATTGTTTACCAGATTTAAATATTATTGCTAATTTTTTTTCATTTGTAACGTATTTAGAACCTAATATGTTACTGGATTCATATAGACATTCTATTGAACCCTTTTCTTCATGTTTTAATAATATCATAATTTAATCTTTATAAAGTTTATATGAATGAATATTTTTCATTTCATAGATATTCCCACTAATAGTAGAAGGACTATCTACACTTACTAATTCTTCTTCAGTAATAATAACATAATTACCCGTTATTATCATAGCAGAATCTAAGTACTCTATTCTTGTTGTTGGTTTGTTATCTTCATCCTTTAATAACAACACAATCTTTCTAAATTTTGGTGCTGATGGTATCATAATACAAATATAGTTATAATTTATTAAAAAATCAACAGTAAATAAATCCACGTCTTAAAAGAGATGGTTCTATTAACATGGGTTGTTAATGTGTTTACCTTTTATTTTATAGTAGTTCACATCGATACCTAATTCTTCTAACTTATTTTTTGGTATGTAACATTCTCCAGTTTCAAGGAAATAATCCATTCTCTTAGTACCGAACTCAATGTTAAAATCCACTAAGTCAATACCAATGTACTTTCTATTGTTCTTTAATGATGCAACACCTGTTGTAGAAGACCCTGCGAATGGATCTAAGACTACATCACCCTCTTCACTACCGATTCTAACAAACCAATCAGCCAGATCAACGTGAAAGGGTGCTGGGTGTAATACACTGGGGTTAGATTCTGAAGCTGTAATCACTACATTGTGGGGTAAAGAACCCTTTTCATTTAAAGTCTTCATTTCTGATTCATAAATACCATCCCTAGAGTTTATAGTCGTAACTGGACTCTTAAATCTTTTTTTAGTGACTTCAGAATGTTCTGTTCTACAATTATCAGCAACAAATTTAGGTTTATTAGAATTAGAAAAATGGAATACATATTCATATCTATCTATCGCTCTATATTTACAATTTGTTGGCATAGAGTTTTTCTTAAACCATATATAAGGTTTAGCTACCAGATTCCACCCTTGTTTCCTCATCTTATACTTTAATTCATCTAAAACTGGGTGAACAACACCTTTATCTATCTTTTCATTGATATTGAGAAAGAAACTACCGTTGGGTTTTAAGACTTTTAGAAAAAGTTCAGTGAATTCTAAAAACCAATCAGCGTAATCATCGACATGTATAGAACCTATTTCCCCATCATCATTCCCACTATAATTCTTTCTCATAGAATAGTAAGGTGGTGAAGTGAAAATCATATCCACTTTTTGGTTTTTTTCTACCATCTCTTTTAGTATGATTTTTGTATTACCTAATCTCAAATTGTATTGACTTTCCATAATATTATATATAAGTTTAAAACAAATATACCAATATTTATTAAATAAACAAAATATTCATGAAAAAAATATCAACCAAAGTGAAAAAAATAATAAGTATGTCCATCAAACAAGCCAAATTATATGAAGATTGGGAGGTTAGAGTTGAACATTTAATGGTTGCAATTATAAATGATTATGATAATGTAGCAATTAAAGTTTTAATTGAAATGGGTATTGATGTGGATGTTGTACATAAAAAAATTGAGAACTCAATATCTAAATTAAATAGTGGTAGTGAGGATTATGACATATCATTACCATTAAATATCATAACAGAGAATGTTATAAAGGGTGCTGAAAAAGAATGTGACATTCTTAATAATGAATATTTGGATACCCAACATATTTTACTATCTTTGTTAAAAACAAAAAACGAAATAAATAATATTTTAAAGAGTATGAAGGTAACATATAAAAAATATGATAAGGAATTAAAAATCTATACCATTAAAAATAGTATAGAACCTATGGATAGTGATGAAGGTGAAAACTTCAAAAACTATAAAAAACAAATTAAAGGTAAGGGTAAAAGTAATGAAACACCTATATTAGATAACTTCTCAGTGGACTTAACTAAAAGGGCTGTAGAAGGTAAAATTGATCCAGTTATTGGTAGAGACGATATAATACAAAGAGTTGCTCAGATATTAGCTAGAAAAAAGAAAAATAACCCAATATTAATAGGTGAACCTGGTGTTGGTAAAACTACAATTGCTGAAGGTTTGGCTTTAAAAATTGTTCAGGGTGAAGCCCCTAGGACATTATTAAATAAAAGAATAGTTTCTTTAGATTTAGCGTCTTTAGTTGCTGGTACCAAATATAGAGGTCAGTTTGAAGAAAGGATTAAGGGTATTGTTGATGAGTTAGTGTCGGTAGATAACGTTATTTTATTTATTGACGAGGTACACACAATGGTTGGTGCTGGTAACGCTTCAGGATCTATGGATGCTGCTAATGTATTGAAACCAGCTTTAGGTAGAGGTGACTTACAATTGGTTGGTGCGACTACTTTAGATGAATATAGAGAGAATATTGAAAAGGATGGCGCGTTAGCTAGAAGATTCCAACAAGTGATTATAAACCCACCTTCAGTAGAAGACACCATTAAGATACTTAATAAAATAAAATTTTCTTATGAAAATTTTCATAAAGTAAATTACCCAATAGAAACAATTGAAAAATGTGTTAAACTAGCGGATAGATATATAACAGATAGAGAGTTTCCCGATAAGGCTATAGATATTATGGATGAGGTTGGGTCTCGATCTCAAGTAAATTCTAAACCACCAAAAAAAATTAGTGAGTTAGAGTGTGAGATTATCGACATTAAAGAAGAAAAAAATGATGTAGTTAAAAGTCAAAAATATGAAGAAGCTGCTAGACTTAGAGATACTGAAAGAATTATATCGGAAAAGTTAGAATCTGAAAAAAGAAAGTGGTTAACTACTTTAGATAAAAAAAGAAAAACTATTACACCTGAAGATGTGAATGAAGTGGTTTCTATAATGACAGGTATACCATTAAATAGACTTACTGGTGATCAAGGTAGAAGACTATTAGAAATGGAAAAAGATTTACATGGTTCAATTATCGGACAAGACGAAGCTTTACTTAAGATTGCTCAATCACTAAGACGTAATAGAGTAGGGATTAGAAACCCTAAGAAGCCTATCGGATCTTTTATGTTCTTAGGTCCGACAGGCGTAGGTAAGTGTCATGGTAAAGGTACTAAAGTATTGATGTATGATGGTTCGATTAAAAACGTTGAGGATATTTTAGTGGGTGAATTGTTAATGGGTGACGACTCAACACCAAGAACGGTGTTATCGTTAGCTAGGGGTAAAGATCAAATGTATGAGATAACCCCAAAGAAGGGTGGTGACACATTTACATGTAATGAATCACATATTTTATCATTAAAGAATACTACAACTAAAAAAATAATCAATATTTCAATCAAAGAATATCTGGAAAAAAGTAAGTGGTTTAAACATACCCATAAATTATATAGTGTTGGTGTTGATTTCACTAAAAAAGACATCAAGATTGACCCATATTTTTTAGGTTTGTGGTTAGGTGATGGTATTAGTAAACGTGTTGGTGTCACCACAGCGGATAAAGAAATTGTAGATTATATCGAATCTTTTGTTAATAAATTAAATACTAAAAAAGTTTTAGTTAGTGATCTTGATGACGAAATAACTGAAGAATATAGTGTGTCTATACATTTACATGAAAATAATAAATCTAACACATATTACGTTTCTACAGGAATGAAAGGTGGTCAATCTTGTCTATTAAGGAAAGATTTTAAACATTATAATCTTTTAGATAATAAACACATCCCTTTTGATTACTTAACTAGTGGTGTTGAGGATAGAAAAATGTTATTATCGGGTATAATAGATTCCGATGGTTATATGTACCATAAATGTTATGAGATAGTTCAGAAAAATAAAAAATTATCAGATGATATAGTTTATTTAAGTCGGTCATTGGGGTATTGTACGAGCATTAAAGAGAAGTTCGTTGATGGTGAACTATATTATAGAATATATATTAGTGGTGATTTAAGCGATTTACCTCTATTATTAGAAAGAAAAAAATCACAAAAAAGAAAACAGAAAAAAGACGTTTTAGTTACTGGATTTAAAATAGAAGCATTAAAAATAGACGATTACTTCGGTTTTACATTAGACGGTAACCATCTTTATCTTTTAGGTGATTTTACCGTTACCCATAATACACATTTGACGAAAAAATTGGCTCAGTATATGTTTGGTGATGAGGATTCATTAATACGATTTGATATGTCTGAATTTCAAGAGAAACATTCAATCTCCAGATTAATTGGTTCTCCTCCTGGGTATGTTGGACACGAAGAGGGTGGACAATTAACTGAAAAGGTTAGAAGAAAACCATACTCTATTATATTGTTTGATGAAATTGAGAAAGCCAATAAAGATATATACAATGTTCTATTACAATTATTAGATGATGGACAATTAACTGATAGTTTGGGTAGAAAAGTTAACTTTAAAAATTGTATGGTTATCATGACATCTAACATTGGTGTTAAAAAATTACAAGATTTTGGAACTGGTGTTGGTTTTGGAACTAAATCTAAATTAGAGAGAGAAAATATTGGTAAAGAAGATTTATTAAGGGATGAACTTAAAAAACACTTTGCACCTGAATTCTTAAATAGACTTGATGATGTTATCATATTTAAATCATTAACAAAAGATGAGATTGGTCAAATTGTTGATTTAGAAATTATTAATCTTAGAGATAGAGTTGAAGAGATTGGTTATAATCTACAAATTAATAAAACTGTTAGAGACTATCTTATTGAAATAGGGTACGATGAAGATTATGGTGCTAGACCACTAAATCGTGCTATCCAAACGTATGTTGAGGATCCTGTATCTGAAGAAATACTTAAAGGTAAGGTTAAAGAAGGTCAAACTATTAAGGTTAGTTATGTTAAAACCAAAGAAAAAATAGTAATTAAGGTCGAATAATTAGGATAATCGGAATATTTGTTGTATATTCGTAGTATAAAAATAAATAACTATGAAAAATTTAATATTAGTATTCGTATTGTTAGTAAGTGGATTGAGTTTTTCTCAAAGTCACAATGATACATTAGAGAAGTGGTATAACGAGAACAGACTTGCGGTGGAAAGGGAATTTGTTAGACTTATTGATTCTGCGAGAAGTAATCTGACTATTGAGAAAGAATTCATTTATAGATCCTCCGATGGACTTTCTCAGAAAGAGTTGAAATCTATTAAGAAGAAAGAAGAATCTCAGGGTAACTCTTGTCAGATTATAAAAAAATCTAAGGGTAATAATATCAACTTTATTATCATATCCAAAGAAATGACTGTAGTTAAGATGGAATATGATTCTATCCTTTCGTTGGCGTCTAATCATCACGCACAGTATCTATCTGAAGTGGGATGTGGTGCGACTCATGGGGAATGGGAAAAGTTTCAAGGTATCGTTTCTTTTAGAGGTGTTGAAAGTAAAAAAGATTACGTCTATAAAGGTGACTTAAAAATTTTAGATCACCCATCAGATAGAGTTAAATACTACTGTCCTAATCGAGTGTACGTTGGAGAATGTGTGAGTGCAGGACTTGTCGGACACATTGCAACCTTTAATAGACAAGCCGCAATTAACTACTATGTAAAAAACATTGACCATGTAAATGTTAAATCTATTGCGAATTTATTTTTAAAAGATTTTAAAAATTCAACAAAACACTGGGAGTTATATATGTCATCTGATGATATTGATTTAATGGGTGTGTCGTTCATTATGGATTTCAATAATAGTAGAATGTCTTTTGTAACCGTAATGGGTAAAGACAAATCAAAAATTAATACTGATTTGTTTGCTAATCAACAATAAAAAAAGGGGGGGTAACCCTCCTTTAATTTATTTATTTCCCATATATAATTCTATCTAACCATTTTGGTAAACCACTAAAGGTTCCAGGTGTTCGCCTATCTTTTATACCACTCTTATCATATTTAGCCCTTCTAAGGTCAAACCAAGTTGCCATTCTAATACCACCCTTACTCGATTTCGAATCTAAATAAAGTATGGTTTGTCTTAAATTTGCTTCATTTGTTCCAGTTGTTGTAGTACCTGGTTTTTCACCCTTTTCCATCCTTATCACCTCTCCCCTAATATATATTTTTGCGTATTGTCCAGCACCTTCTTCACCTGGTACATCAACAGATCCACCAGTATCAGTTACTCTCCACTCAACCTTTTCATTAACATCATCAGCAATAGTTACTTTACCTAAATTATCACCTAAATCAGTACCATTAGTTTGATTCATAAGTTCCACAATTCCCAAACCCCTATTCCAAGCAAGAAGGTTATTGTTATCTACACTTACATCATTTGTTTTTGTTGGTGATTGGGTAAAGTTTATACCTCCTTTTACTGGGTTACCACTTTCATCATGGGTAAAGTCAACCACCTTACCATAGAAATTACTTGCCGATGATATTACACTTATATCACTTATATTTAGGTTAATAAAACCTTTTTTATTTAATTCCTCTTTAATTTTTGTTAATAAAGTTGTTTTCGCAGTTTTTGGATCTTTAAATGTACTGAAACCCGATTTAAAAGATTCACCCATTTCTACAGTTAATTCTACAGTTATTGGTTTTTCGAATGGGATAGGATCAGTTTCTGTCCCCGGAGTAGATTCAGCACTACCCACACCAATAGTAACGATACTGTCAGGTAAAGTTTTACCTTTAACTCCCATAAAGAAACCGTGTTTACTAGGTTTCATTTCTCCATCTATTTTATTAAACGTAGTTAAATAGTATTGTTCCTCACCTGACTTAAATAAATCGATGTTTTGATTAGTTACCCAATTAGAAATCGCTTCAGCATTTGTTGATTTATAAATAACTTTCATATTAGAATCATAGATAGGTATTTCTGGGGTATCAGTACCATCTTTACTTTTAATAGGTGCACCATTAACAGACCAATTAGCATTTACTTTTTCACCTAAAACGTCCAATTCGACACCTTGGGTGTCTGGTAGGGTTCTTTTAAAATACAAGTTACCAAGTAATAACCCTTTCCTAAATTTCTTATTTGTATCACTACCTTTCACCTGAGCCTTAGCAACAAATGCTTTAGACATTTCTTTTGCTTGTTCTTCAGTAATTTTAAGTTTTCCTCTTCCACCTGATGAAAATACCTCTAAAATTTCTTTAGAGAATATATCTTCACCTAAACTAGAAATATCTTCTTGAGACGCCTTTTTAGCTTTAACTTTTTTATTCACAGTTACTCCTCCTCCAAATTCTCCTCTAAATTTTCCTCGTCCCCCACCAACCATTGATGGAGATTGTTCATTAAGAAGATATTTCTCTTTCATATTCTCTTCAGCCAATACATCATGAGAGTTTTCAACTATGGAAAAATCCATAAGTCTTTTCATTCTATTTAATTCTTCGTTTAGTGTAAGTTTTTTTTTCATAATACCATTCTATATTTATAAATATAAGATTATTCTAAAAAAAATACATATTAATTAGGATAATCGGAATAATAGGTGTATATTTGTAGTATAAAAATAAATAACTATGAAAAATTTAATATTAGTATTCGTATTGTTAGTAAGTGGGATTGGGTATTCACAAACACAAGAACAAGTAGACGTAATGATGAAAGAGTGTGATTGTGATTCATCATTAGCTGTTGGGATTAATGGGATGATGGGAGAGCTTAATCAATGGAAAACCACCACAAGAATATTTAAAACAGGTGATAATGACGCACCACTACTAAAAGGTTTATTAAAAGATATCTTCACAGATGAATCCGTTAAACATATGTATGGTATCATCAATCCACGTATTTTGGAACTAAAGATTGGTGGTTTTACATATTTAGATGATGATGAACATATTACCTATAATGATTGGGTCACAAACTACATTAAGGTTTATGATACAACGAATTATGAAATTAAATATTGGGTAGATAATAGTGGACACAGTAACACTGGAGAAAACCTATCACTAGAAACAATTGTAGTGAGAGATAAGATTACGGGTAAAGTAGTAAAGGACATTGTTATCTACTATAATAATGATAACTTAAGATGTATAATCGATAAAAGTGTGGTTACACATAAATAATATAAGGGGTATAAATACCCCTTATATTATTATTTTTTTATGATTGTATATGACTTTTTGTTTGTTTAATGAATGCGTCTAATTTAGGGTCATCTAATATAGATGTGTCTATACCATATGAACTAGTCATCTTGAACGTTTTCACTAAGATATCTTTATGAACTTCAAACCATCTAGCCGCCAGCTCTTTATCCATATCCATAATTTTAGGTATTTGAGCGGTTAAGAACGGTAAACTGTTAACTTTATCCAAAATTTTATATATTCTCACTGGACTACCTGCACCGGTACCATTAAATTTTGATGTCGATATCACCATAGCCATTGGTTTTTCATCTACCACTTTGTTATTTTTATCTAATTTACCAATATAACCAATAACTAAATAGTATTTACCACCTAAAGATAATATTACACTATTTTTGATTTTTACACCATAGTCACCTTCTATTGGTTCACCATCTGTCGCTGGGTGTAATAGTTTTTCTTTTTTTATCTGGGGAAAAGCAATCGTTATATCTGAACCATCATTAGAGTTTAAAACTTTAGGTTCTTTACCTAACCCGTTAAAAGTGTCAGTAAGTGTTACATTTGAAGATTGGGCGTTATCACCATCTTGTTCATTCAGTGTAGTACCTTCTTTATAAGAAGATAGTTGGTGCATTCTTCTAATCTCTTCGTTTAATATGTTTAATTTTTTTTTCATAATCACTATCTTTTTCTTATTGGTGTTCTTTTATTTATAGTTACTGGTCGGCTAGAAATAGGTTTTTTACTTTCTATAGATTCTGTAATTTCTTTTTTCTTTTCATTTTTAACTTGTTTCACGATATTTTCAATAAGTGAAACCATTTCTGATTCAGTTAGCCTGATTGTCTTTTTTCCTTTTTTCATTTTTGTTTTTTTTGTTTAATATAATTATTACACTGAACCAGTAAAGTACCCAATTTCTGTGTCATCACTTAAAAATTTCTTAAAATCTTCTCTATTCTTTGGTTTTAAGTTTGGTAATATGTCATCACTGTATGTAAATCTAGACAAACCACTAGCTTCTACCATTCTATCCAATTCTGGTACATCAATAAATGTTAAAGGATTGTTATCTAAATTAAATAGAAAACAATTCGTTAATACCTCAGCATATCCTTTAATCGGGGCCCTTTTAATATTATTATTAGCAAAGGCGAACACTTGTATTCTATTCGGTGTCGGTATAAAGTTAACTGGTGGTAACTCATTTAAATTACAACCGTTAGCTGTTAACCTTTTTAAGTTAGTAAATTTAGATAAATCTGGCATAGTACCTAATGACATATTACTGAAATCTAAAGTATCTGTGGACGCATCTAAATAATCTGTAATATCAACACCATCCGTATTTTCCATTAACCATTTCAAATATTTATTTTGTTGTAATGGGACTTGTTGTTCTGAAGCCAATTTTCTTATGTTTATAACACCTTGTTCATAAACTTCATCACTAATAACGTCTTGGGCTTTACCACCAAACTTATTTAAGTATTTTATATATTTACTATCCATTAAACCAGAACCTTGTGTCACTTCAGCCGATGCTAACGCACCCAACTCTTTAATGAAGAATGACCTTAACCCTGGAAAATCATTAACTACTCTATTAAAATCAGTATCACCGATGCCCCTATTAGTCTTATCATGTAATTGATCACTCTCAAAGTGAAATTGTAAAGGATAAAAATCATCACCCGTTGGATCACCATCAAACATAGTTTTAGGTAATATAATATATAAATCTGAGGCTGAACCATCTGGTTTTTTATTATTATTTCTATAAGAGTTAAAATAAGAATTCCCCTCCTTCCTTGTACACCAGGTAGCTAACTTTATATCACCAAATGGGTCACAACTAGCTTCTATTGTATCTGGTATGTAAACTAAGACACTATTATCTCTATATACTAATCTAGCATGTCCTAAATCTACGTATTTTTTTAACTTTTTCCATAGTTTCTCACCAGCAGTCGTTTCATCATCCCCATCATCATCTACACCAATAAATGGACTAACAATAGAATATAAATGAGCTAAATCATCGTATTTATCAATGTTCGAAACATCTGAAGGTGCGTTTGGTCTATTCGGAGCACCTGTTTTAAATACCTTTTTCTTTTTAATATTGTCAAAGACACCTAAAAATTCTTTTGCTTCAGGTAAATCTTCAGTTAAAAAACGTATAGCTTGTGGAATATCACCATCCGAAAGGTGTCTTAAAAATACACCAATCATCCATTGAACATATTGTTTATTACTTGATGGATCCGCTTCCACAATATCATTAAAAATCTCATCAGTTAATTTTATAGATGTCTTACCTTTTTTATTTGTTATAATATAAGCAATATCTATACCTTCTTCATTTTGTATTGGGTCAATCCTATTCCTTGAAGGTCTCATCCCTCCTGGTTCCCTATCTTCATCTGATTCTCTTTCACCATTAGTGATACCATCTAACATTTCCTGAGAGATTACATTTTGAGTTTTTAAGTAATCTATTCTATCTTCTTTTAGAAGTACCTTATATTGACTCTCTGTTACTATGTATTTCATTCTATAATGTGTTTATTTATAAATATAACGTTTTTATTAAAAATTAACAACCTTTACTACAAAATAATTCTGATGTTTTATCCCACCTACCCGAATCACCTGATAATTTACTTATTTTTTGTTTTGCAGAATTGTATTCACCATTTTCTATGTTAGATAATATTTCTGACTTAACAAACCACCCACAACCTCTATTAAAAACAATATCAATCATCGCCTCATACATACCCTGTGTCAATAAATGATATTTAGTGTTATTTATTGTGTCTCTATCTTTTTGTCTACCTACCCATCTCTTAATACAATTCGCAGCATTATTTACATCTTTAATTAAAAAATTGTCGGCATCTTTTTCTGAAATTTTTTGTTCAGGGTATACATCCTCACCAGTATGTCCATACCCTATAGTAAGGGTCCCTTTAAGACTATTACCCTTCTTAAATGGTATACTTGGATAAATATGGTCATCATATGCAAAAGTCCGTAAAGACTCCCATTCTCTAATATGGTTCCATATCTTTTGACTAGCAACATTAAGATCTGAAGTAAAGTCCTTTTTTTTATTAGGGGTTACCCCTTCATTTAACACTAATTCCCTTAATTGATTTTCTGTAATAATTATCTTCATATTTATAAATATATATATTTACAGAAAAATATGAATATTCCACCCAAAAAGAGTAAAAAAGGTAAAGGTACCACTAAATCAACCCTAAATCTACGAAAAAGGGATAAAATTAGATATAAAATACGTAAAATAATCAAAAACCACCCCAAAATCAAACAAAAAATTAAGAAAATTAAGGATTTAGATAAGAAATTATACTACGCTATGGTATGGGAAGTTACAGAGAATCAAAAACTCTACTTATTGGAGAATTCTGATAAAAGAGGGTGGAAAAACCACCATTTAGATCATATTTACCCAATAGTTATTTCGTTTAAAGAGGGAATTCCACCAAAAAAGGTGGGAAATATCAAAAATCTAAGGTTTATACCCTATAAAGAGAATTTAATTAAAGGTAGTAAGATAACAAATGAGTCGAAAAACGCGTTAAAACGAATAAAAAGGTTAAAATAGTGTAAAATACTAGTAACCCTCGAATAGTTTTTGTGTTTCTACAACTATTTGTGCTTTTTGTAACTCTATAAGATTAACTTTAGTTTTTTGGTCCTCATTTAAGTCTCTACCAGCTGCTTCAGATTTGATGTCAGCTATTTGTCCATCTAATTTATCATGTCTTAATAGATATGAATGATATAACTCTGCTTTTTGATCGTTGTTCATAATATTTTTATTTAAATATATAACTTTATTTGCTGATAGTAAATGGTTTAATTATCTCTATTTAATCTACCTTCATATCTACCTATTATTGTGGTAAACATATTACCTAAAGATTCTATGTAACCACCTAAAAATGATAATTTTTCTATACTGAGATTCCGTATTATGTGTCAGAATCTTTCTTTTCTTCAATCTCTAATTGTCTATCTTTAAGTTTTTCCATTTCTTTTAGAAATTCACTCTCCATCTTTTTTTGGGTACGAGATTGCTCACCCTTTATTCTTTGTGTTCTAGCTAAAGATTTTTGTTTTTGATTTTTTCTGTGTCTACTTTTTGACATAACTAATATTTTTATATAAGTATAATGATATTTTATCCAATAGTCAACTATTTATCACTATGAAGTTATTAGATATACTATTAGAAAATGTAGAAGTACCATTTAAAAAAAAATGTACTATAAATATATTAAATGATGATGGTGACACTATTACTGTAGATTGTGAAATACCATATACTGAAGAAGAGAAAGGTACTGGACTTATGTATCGAGATAGTTTAGATGCTAATTCAGGAATTTTTTATGACTACGTTGATGGTGGATTTTGGATGGACAATGTAAAATTCCCGATAGAGATGATTTTCATTAATGATGATGAGATTGTTGAAATTAAAAAGGCTAAGGCTTATGATAAAACATCTATATTCCCTTCAGTACCATCTAATGGTAACTTAGAAGTTAATAAAGGGTTCTGTGGGGATAATAATATATCTATAGGTAATAAGATTTATAAATCATAAATCTCTGGAAATTCTCTCCCAAACTTTCTAACTAACTCACCAGCTTTTGAATTCGCTTGGTCTTCCCATGGGGAACCATCTTCACCTTCTTCTGGGTTACCTTTTAAGTCACCCATCTCATTTTGTTTATGGTGTACCATTTCGTGAGCGATTGAACGTATAACATCTGGGATTGCTCTATTCTTTGACATAACACTTATTTCATTTTTTGACATATCATAACTAGCTAACGTTTCTAACTCATTATTATTATCAATAAGTCTAACATTAAATCCATCACCCATCGACAATTCATTTTTTCCGAAGTCAATAAAATCATCTACAATAGATTCATTTAGAGTTTCTGATTTATCAACTACATCAACACCCCACTTATCTTTTAATAACGACACTAACTTATTTTTAAATTCTGTAAAAACAACCCCAAACTCCTCCTCACTTATTTTAAACATTTCTCTAATAGGGTACATTATAATACTATGGGATTTATATATTAAAGGTACAGGGTTTCTGTATTTACTTTTTGATAGTACTCTGTACATCTGAACAGTTCGTATATTAACACCATTAACACTTAAATTTAACACCATATCTTTATGTACTAATTCCCATTCATCATTTTCAATTTTTCTTAGTTCACCGATATCTTCTAAATGTTCTATCCAATCATAACCCATTTCCATGTAAAATTCATTATGGTCATACTCATCCTTTGGGTTGTTTGTTCTAAAATAATATATATCGTCATACTCATCTGATTCCTCCCATCCAAGTTTATTAAATAAGTCGGGGTCAGAAACAATACGATCCAATTCTTCCTCAGCGTATAAATCAGAAAACTCTGAAAGTGTACTGAATGTGGGGTTTGGTGGAAAGTCAAGTTTAATAGTAACACCATTTAACATTTCATTAACAATAAAATCCAGATATTCTTGATTCTTCTTTTTATTAACGTAGTCCTCCTTTAATATATTTTTAATTATATATTTCATTTTCTTTTCACAACTTTAAATTTATCGACACCGACTATCAATGATAGGTTCCTATTACTTTCCCAGTCTACGTCAATATGGTCTTCATAAAAAGGACCACCGACAAAGGTGTACCCTTTAACAACACCTTTAGAACCTGGCGGTATAGGATTCGGATCATCTACCATTTTAATCATTTCTATCGTATCCCCAATCAATGGCATATTACCATCTCTATAGTTTTTTCTTACCCACTCATCTTCTAAACGAATAGTCATAGGGTCATTTCTTCTATATCCATATGTATCCCTAATATAATCTCTAACTAAATATCGTGAAATCCTCCGAACATTATCAAACGAATCAAATTCGTCATCACTTAAACTAGCATCATAATTAAATACAGTGACTTTATTGAATACTTCATTTAAGTCATCAAATAATTTATCAAATAATCTATCTTTACGGGTAAAATTCGACATAACTTATACTGGATTATATTCACCCATTTTAAATGGTTCTAAAACTGGGTTTATTGCGTGTAGCGAGTAACTACCATCTGGGCGATATTCAGCATAAACAAATTCAGCACCTAATACCTTATAGTTACCATCAGCAGTGTGAAAGTAATCTGAGATAAAGGGGTTGTATTTTATTTCTTCAGCAATATCTTTTAAGGTTACAGGGTCATCAGGTAATTTCTGTACAATTCCACCGACACCTACAACTTGAGACCTTTTAGTCATTTCACCAGCATCTTTTGTTGTTCTCATAACATTATGATACCCAATACTTATATCGAAATTTATATCCCCACCTATTAATAAATCGTTTGTATAACCTATTATACCAGGTGTAGAATGTTTTCCACCCCTTTTATTTCTACCATAAACACCGAATGCACCATTCTTGTTATGTAGAATATTATGTCGGTTTGTATGAAACCACACATCTTTACCTATTAATTCTGGCGAATCCCCTTCTAAATATCCATGTTGAGCTTTTTTTGCGATTACTGGTACACCCATATCCATATTGTAAGGTGGTGATTCATTTAATAAATAACTTCTCATCTCTACAAGTAAATTCACTTTTTTAATATTATGTTTTTTATCCTTGATTCTCATATTATATAAATATATAGTTTTATTTTTTAATAATCATATAACCTGTCAGAAAGTATTTCATTAAAATACTGTTCACTCATATCACCATTTCCACCATATCTAAAGTGTTTATCAGTGTTGATCTGTATTTTATCTTCAGGGAATAAAACCTTATCACCCCAATATTCCCCATCATTTTCCCTATTATATATAGTATCGAATAACTCACCAAATGATGTATATCCGTACTCAACATAAACAACTAAAGACTCTTTAAATAAATCACTAGATACTATATCACCCACTTCTCTGCTACCATTATATACCATCTTTTCACCACTATTACCCTCTTTATCAACATGATACTCTAACTTACCGTTAAAATCACCAAGATAGTCTATTAGACTATCTTGTATGTCCGAATGTAAGTAGTCTACATCTGCACTGTGTTGTGCATCTGAAAATGCACAACCTATATCTCCACCGAACTCCTCTTCAACAAACTCAATAAACTCATCTTCATCGTATACCTTATGACTCTCAGAATATTTTTCTTTCATAGTATCGACATTAACTTTATCAACCATATCAAAATAATATGACTGATAATCATAACAACCCCCATAACTATCATAGTAATCATAATCACCTTCGAAAAATCGTTTAGTAATACCTTGAATATCATAATCACGATCTTCACTAAAAAAGTTACTTAAATCCACCCAGTCAAAAAAGATTGGTATATAGTAAGGTTTCCTATCATATTCCGTTAAATAGTTATATATCACATTAATCTCTTGATTATTGTCAAATCCCATATTCGGTAATATATCCTTTAGGAAAAAATCGGGGTCTTCATCCATTTTAACCATCATTTTTTCCATAAATTTAGGTGTGAACAAAGCACCTTCAAAAGGGCTAATTTCAATGTCCTCTTCTTGTTCCTTTAAACTATTTTTATAATTATAAGGGTGTAGTGTGTCTTCTTTTAATATTTTTCTAATTATTTTTTTCATTACCAGTCTAAACTATGTTTTATATATAGGTCAATGTTATTTTCTTCAGCGTATTTTTTAATCATATCGTTTAAAACTTCTTTAACTTTAAATCGTAAACTTTTTCTAAATTCTCTATCACCAATTTTAAAAACATCGGTTAGATATAAAATAATATATAAAACTATATTACGATTGTCTTCCTCTAAAATTTCATCATATAATTCACCATCAAGGTAGTTTACACTATAAGATGTCAGATCTAATGACTCCTCCAACATCTTTACATTATATGGGTTATCTGATAGTACGTCAGCGTAGTCAGTAGACTTTAGACTAGCAGAATATATTTCTTCATATCTAAAAGCACCACTAATGTGTTCAACATATATTAAGTCATAAAGTATGTTCTCAATAGTCTTTAAGAACTTACTTTCTACCTCTTCTTTTAATATGACTTTAATTGTATCTCTCATAAATGTGAATCTCTTTCAATGTAATCTAATAAATCCTTTTGTAATAATTCATAATCGTTGGTTGTCATTGTCACTAAAAAGTTATATCTCTCATCATAATGAGCAGCACCTTCGTTTCGACCCCCTATAGTTTCTATTATATTCAAACCAAAAGTCATCTTTAATGTGGTTATAAACCTTATTGACGATGTTTTGGTTCAATGTAGACTCCCTAAGTATTTTTTTTATGATGTTACGCACTATTATTTATAATATAAATATGATCAAAAACAATAATAATACAAATAAAAAGTTTTGTTTATTTAATTTTTTTACGTATATTTGTTTCATGAGTAGAAAAAAAGTTAAAAGTACTGAATTATTATCTACCACCCCTAAAGAAAGGGTAAAGGAAAGTAAAAAGATAATTACACCTAATAATAGTAAACCTAAATGGAATAAAATAAAGGGTGTGGAAGGTGATATTGTTAGGTTTAAAATAGAAGACCCTGAAAGACAATTATTTTTAAAGGATAAGAACTTTACCTTTCTCTCTGTTGGGGTGGACAATGATAACCTATACTTCTACTATTCTATTAAGACGTAAAAAAGAAATTATCATAATATATGTGTAAAAACTCATTATTAGTGGGGTTTTATTTTGCAGTCTAAATTATTTTTTGTATCTTTATACTATAAAACAAATAAATATGGAATACACTAAGATTAAAAATCACCCAAAAACAAATGTACCTTACATCAACACCAGTGATGCAATAAAAGATTATAGTAATAGTGTTGTTGCTTCACTAGAGTAAATAAAATGACAGTTAAAACCTTTTTAAGTGATTATAATGTGGGGAAATATTTAATTCATGTTAGTGGACACGCATTCGCAATAATTAATGGTGTTGTTGTTGGTAACTCATGTGATTCTAGAAGGTTAAAAGCTAGAGTAATAGAAGTATATAAATTTATTTAAACAATGAAAAAATCATGTAAGGAATGTCCATGGGTTATTAAAAATAAAAATAATACAAACCTAACCAATCACTCTAAAAAACACGTTAAACCACATAATTGTCATATGGTGGACGTTTCTAAGAGAGGTGGTATATGGGATAATAAAAAAGAATATACTTGTGCAGGTTATAATAGACATTTTAATTGACTTATTGAAAATAAAACATTATATTTGTGGAATATGGAAAAAGATTTAAAACTTTATAAGAAGATTGTTAGTAATGGGTTCAAAACTAAGGTTGAGCACATTTACTATAACCTAGATCAAAAAGTAGCGGAAATAACTATCTGTGAAGAAAAAAAAGAAGATGTTTATTTTTTAGATGAGGAAAGGTTTATCAATGATAAAATTATTGTAAGAAATTTAACAAAAAAAGAACTTAAAAATTTAGTAGATAGAATTAAAAACAATAAGGTGGTTATTATTTTATCCAAAGGTGATACCAATGAGATTGAAAAGGCGACAAATCATTTAAAAAAGAATGAAATTAGGTTAGAAAAAATAAAAAAAATTATTAACGAAAACTGATTCTTATAGGGTGGAAACTATTAACTACCTACCCTTTAATTAATAATATCTACCGTTAATATAAGTGAATAATACTTCTGATATCTTAACACACTCCATTAAATCACCATTACCGTCAGTACATTCAATAACCTCTAAATTATTTACAATACGTTTTAATTCTGAAGGTGATCTCTTAAATACTTTATATATGTAATCTTTACTATATAACTTGTTAGAATCATAATAAGATTCTTTTAAAATATTTTTATATTGTGATTCTGTTAATTTAATTTTTTTCATATATATTACTATTTCTTTATTATATCAAAATGTTCTGGATCGTTATCACCGTCCACATCAATTGAGATGTCACCCACATCGTATCCACTTGGGTGTGATTCCGTTGTCATCCAGTCATGAAATAAATCAGCATATTCTTCAGAAGTCATTTGTTCACTGACTTCATTAGACCAATTTTCGAATTCCTCAATTCTACCAGTAGACAAATCACCCCACCCAAATTTATACTTCATAAGGGTTAAAACCTCATCTATATCTACCGTAGATTCACCAAGCACTCTTTTATTGGCTTGTTCTATGATTAATTTTTTTTGTTTCCCTAATCTACTCATTTGATTTAATTTACTATATAAATATAACAATATTATAAAAAGGTTTCGGATTTAAATCTCTGTATTTATTAGTTCCAATATATATTTTTTATATTTATGATAAATATATTGAATTTCAGCATAATTACCAATACCAAATTTATCCTGCATTTCATCATAAAAATGCGCGTATGGTTTAAAACTATGAAAACCACCAATTAAGGGATGACCATAATTAGTTAATTTGTTTAACGTATAAGGACTTATAGGTATTGTGAGGTTATTATTGTTAGAATTGTAGTCAGTCTCATCTTTCAAAACACCAACCACCTTATCTAAGAATTTTTTGTCTATGTTTTCATATTGGTTCGTAACAAAATTAAATGATGGTGGTTCTTTTGTTTCATTAATTTCACTTTTTATTTCTTCTTTTAAATTTATTTTTTCAACCATATACCATAAAAAATCATTATATTCGTCTAACACATACATAACTTCTTTATCTTTTAATGTATAAATTTCTTTCATTTCTGTCCACCATTCATTTGTAAAATCCCCATTCGGAAGTATAGTTTTATAGGACACATCAAACCTAAACCCATTACCAATAGGTACAATAAGATATCCGGTATAATGGAAATTAACATCTGGTAACTTTTCATATCTTTTTACCACTGTATTTTCAATTAGAAACTCTAATATATCATCTATAAACTTATTATTCATAGATATAAATATAACATTTTATTGTATTTTTAAAATAAAATCATTATATTTATAATAAATGAATAAAATATGGGGAAAACACTACCAGATAAAGAAAATAATGGACTAATAGAAGTAATGGGTATAATTACAACATTTATTGTAATAATTATTGGATCATTTTTTATTTTAACCTCTTGTGGTTCAAGTAAAAATGTAAATTGTGATGCTTACGGGAAAACAGAAATTATGAAATTTCCATACTCAGATACTATTATAATTAAATCTATGCACTTTCATTTAGAAGGAGAACACCTTTGTTGTTGGGTACCCACAGATACAAACATATATCAAGATACATTACACTTAAAAATTAATCATGTTAGATAATATCGTAGAATGGTTTCCAGAAGAGGAATTATTAAAAGCTGATGGTTATGATGCTGGTATAATAGGTATAGATGAGTCATCTATGAGGTTAATATATTCAGTAAATAGATGTATTCAGTTATTAGTTAATGATGGGATGGAAGAACAAGAGGCGGCAGAGTACTTTAATTTTAATGTTAAGGGTAGTTGGGTTGGTGAAAAGACACCTATATGGTGTACTGATGATTTATAATTATAAATCTATCAATGGATTATCTGTACCCCCACCAAAATATTTTTCTCTAAGTTTATATAGATACTCATTCCAAATGTATAACACAGTGATGTAGTCTACATCACCAGCGTATTTCTCTACTACTTTTTGTGTTGCACTTAATGTGTCCTTCTGGTAAGAACGAATAAAATTTTTCCACGAATCATTAGGATAAATCACACCTTCTTCATAATCCATGTGGTTACCACTTTCAGACCTAAAAAAAATAATTCTCTGGAGTCCTTCTACATAATAATTTCTTTCTCTGGGGACATCCTCTATATGGGTATCATCTATCATTATATCTGTCAACCTATCAATAAAATTTAATTTACCTTTATGTGAGATATCATAATTTCCTGGATGATAAATTTCTTCTTTTAATATTTTTCTTATTAGAGTTTTCATTTCTTATTTATGATGTCCCAAAGTTTACCTTTAGATGTAGATATAATATCACCTTCACCATGTGGTCTCAACTGACCCATCTGTTTTGCTGTAGATGGTGAAAATCTAACCTCATTCTCAAACCATTGTCCATCTTTAAAGACAAATACTGGGTACCAGTCATATGAATAAACAACATAAACACCATTAGTGTACCCTGCGTTAATGTTACTACCTTTAAATGGTATTTTATTTATAACCAGATCCCTAGCCCTTGAATTAGAAGTCTTTACCTTTTTTGTGGTAACATCAGTTCTAATGAGATCATCACTATTATCAAAAGTTCTCCAATTATCTTTAAATAATTGAAACAACTCAAACGCCTCCATCCCCTTTATACTTAAATGGTGATTAAGGAATTGAATTACCTCTCTATAGTCAGTACTACCATTAAAACCTTCTTGAGATAATATGTCTAATATGTTTCTTTGGAATTTTTCTTTTTTGTCAGATACCACTTCCTTTAATATTTGTTTAATTAAATTTTTCATATGTAATATATAAATATCTATTAAACAAGAAAAATCCCATCTTAGTAGCGAACTTAGACGGGATAATATAGTCCGTAGACTATAACGGTCCTAATCCGTTTATTTTTGAGTGTTGTTTTCTTTTTTTCTTTTTATCTCTGCTAGTGCTTCTAACATATCATTAACATCTTCAAATGTTTCTCTAATTTTGTTTTCTATGCTATGGAGTTTATCGTTTAGTTTAGAAGCTTTAATCCCCTCACCAGCACTATCGATAGTGTTCGATAATTTACGCAATTGTCTAATTATTGACTTTATTTTCTCATCTTTAGTTTCTTTAGCGTCACTACTCAATAATCCCTCATTAATCATCTGTTTACTAACAATCTTTTTTAATTCAGATTCAGTTAATGTAAATGACACACCGTCTTTTCTAATTTTCATAATTATTTATTTTATAAACCTTTTTAGTGTTTTGATTTGAGATTCATTAAGACTTTTCAATATGTTACCATACTTTTTACTTTCAGCAAAAGTTGTCCCTTCTTCATCTCTATCTTCATGATCTTCATCGAAAGACATATCGTCTCTAAGAGCGTCTAAATGTTTTTGGATAGCATCAATCCGATCCTTTGGTTCCATCTTCTCTTCATCTTCTAAGTGTCCTTCTTCTTTATGGTCTTCACCTTCGTCTTCACCATAGTTAAAAGTTTCTTCACCTTCAGTATCTTCTAAAAGTTCATTATCATTTTCATCAATATAAGCACCTTCGTCACATGTATAAGGTTTATTACCACAATCACATTCTTTATCTTCACCTTCTGTAATGATATCTCCTTTTTGGAAATCAAAAAGGTATTTCATTTTCTTCATTTCTTCATTTAAATTTTTCATAACTAATTTGTTTACTATATAAATATAAACTTTTTTAAAAAAGTTTATATTCTTTTATTTCTCACTAACGATTCTATTCATATTCAATGAATATCCATTATCGTATGATGACCACAATGTATACCATTCTCTATATTTATTCCAAACCCTATCAGATTCTTCGACACTTAACCCATATACTGTTGTAAGATGTTCACGTAAATCCCATAAAAACCCATGATTTATTGTGAATATCGATCCAGATGTGAATGATATACGTTCTATTTCTACGGGTGATATTGTATAATAAGCGTATTTACTCCACCTAGTTTCACTTATCAACTGTTTTACCACTTTATCTAAAAATTCCATACATTACCAATATATTTACAATTGTTTATAATGTCTACCACATAATTTTCATACACCTTTAAAATATATCTACCACCCCCTTTAGTTACCCCAGTTATAACTCTATGGTGATATTTAAAAGGTGATGGGGTAATTATAGGGTTAAACAACCTATGTGGGTATAATAACCCAAGCAGTTGCCCAACACAAACCCACAAACAATATTTATTTTTTTTACACACTTCAATTACTATTTTCAATTATTATGTACTGTATCTGTGATTTAAATTACACCCATACGTATATAGTTTCTTCTTCATTCAACCCATATATCTCTACAGTGTTCAATAAAACCTATAGGATAAAAGGAAAAACTATGACTATTAGGTAAAAACATTCTGAATCTTATCCGGTACCTTAGAAAAGGGGTATCTACTTGTTGATCACTATAATCTACAATAGTTTCATCAACAATCTGATACACAACCTTTTTTAAAAAAATATAATCCATATTTATAAATATATCGTAAAATAAAAAAGATAAATTTGTGTATGTCCTTTATTTTTAAAATGTTGGGTTATTAGGTTGGGTTAACACCCCAGATGACTCAACAAATTCTTTCATTTTTACTTTAAATTTACCTAATACGTAATCTATCTCTTCACTATCTTTTAACCCATATACATCTTTACAGTGTTTGATGAATTTGGAATTATTTATGTGGTAAGGGTTGGTGGAAACTGATTGGAAAGTCCATTGTATCCTACCCATTATGAAAAATTTATCACCCTCCATTGGTGTTACCCTATTTTCTATAGTTGTTTCAGACATAATCTGATCAACAACCTTATCTAAGAACTTAGTATGTATACCTTTTGATTCATTAAGATTCTCTTTAGTATCTATCTTATTCATAATAGATTCAATGGTTCGGTATTGTACATAATCTATTTCATCCATAGACTTT